TGCGTGGCGACCTCAAGGGCCGCTACGAATCCTACGGCAAGGGCATTCAGTGGGGGATTTTGAGCCCCAACGATTGCCGCGAACTGGAAGACCTCAACCCCCGCGAGGGCGGCGATATCTACCTGACTCCGATGAACATGACCACCAAGCCCGAGGCCGGCGATGCAGACAAAACAAAGACGTGATTTACCGCTGACGATCAAGTCGGTCAGCGAGACCGGCGAGTTCGAGGGCTATGGCTCGGTGTTCGGGGTCAAGGATTCGCATTCGGACATCATCGTGCCGGGCGCCTTCCTGAAGTCCCTGGCGCGCTGGAAAGAAAAGGGCCGCCTGCCGGCGATGCTCTGGCAGCACCAGATGTCCGAGCCCATCGGCGTCTACACCGAGATGCGCGAGGACGATGTCGGGCTGTTCGTCAAGGGCCGCCTGTTAATCGAGGCCGATCCGCTGGCCAAGCGCGCGCATGCGCACATGAAGGCCGGCAGCCTGACCGGGTTATCCATTGGCTTCACGCTTGATGACGATGGCTACGCATACGACACGGAAAAGGGCGCCTGGCTGCTCAGCGGGATCGACCTGTGGGAAGTGTCTCCTGTGACGTTCCCGTCCAACGATGAGGCGCGTATCGCCGACGTGAAATCCCAGCTTCAGCGCGGCGAAACACCGCCGCCGAGCAAGATCGAGAAAGCCCTGCGTGAGGTGGGGTTCTCGGGCTCACAGGCCAAGGCCTTTATGGCCAAAGGCTACAGCGCCATAGGCCCGCGAGAGGCGGGTCTGGATCAAGCGCTGGAATCAGTTAAATCCCTTATTTCCCGAATCTGAAGGAGCCTCTCATGGCTGTTGAATTAAAAGATGTGCAGGACGTTGCCGAGGCGCTCGGCAAGAAGTTTGACGAGTTTGCGAAAAAGAACGACCAGCGCGTCGACGCCCTGGAATCGGAAAAGGGCAAGCTCTCCGGCCAGGTTGAAACCCTCAACGCGAAACTGTCCGAGCTGGACGAACTGAAGTCCAACCTGGAGAAGGAGCTGCTGGAGATCAAGCGCCCAGGTGGCGGTGGCAACACCAAGGCGGTGACTGAGCACAAGGCAGCGTTCCTGTCGTTTGTGCGCAAGGGCAAGGAAGACGGCTTGGCCGAACTGCAACAAAAAGCCTTGCAGACCACCGTCGAGTCGGACGGCGGTTACGCGGTGCCGGAAGAGCTGGACCGCACCATTCTGGAGCTGCTGCGCGACGAGTCGCCGATGCGCCAGATCTGCGGGCAGATGACCATCGGCACCGCGGACTACAAGAAGTTGGTCAACACCGGCGGCGCGGGCTCCGGCTGGGTCGGTGAAACCGACGACCGCCCGGAGACCGGCACCCCCTCCCTGAAGCAGATCGCCGCGGTGATGGGCGAGATTTATGCCAACCCGCAGGCGACCCAGACCAGCCTGGACGATATGTTCTTCAACGCCGAAGCCTGGCTCAACGCCGAGGTGGCCCGCGAGTTCGCCGAACGCGAAGGCTCGGCGTTCCTGTTGGGTGACGGCACCAACAAACCCAAGGGCCTGCTGGCCTATGCCATGGCCTTGACCGGTGACAAGACCCGCGCCTTTGGCGTGCTGCAGAACATCAAGTCGGGCACCGCCGGCGACTTCGATGCCGATGATCTGGTGAAGATGGTGTACAGCCTGAAGAAGGGCTACCGCGCCAATGCATCGTGGATGCTGCCGACCATGACCCTGTTCAAGGTGCGCACCTTCAAGGATGCCGTGACCGGCGCGTACATCTGGCAGCCGGGCCTGCAGGCGGGCCAGCCGTCGAGCCTGTTGGGCTATGGCGTAGCGGAAAACGAAGACATGCCGGCGGTGGCTGCGGACGCGAATGCGGTGGCGTTTGGCGACTACAAGCGTGCCTACACCATCGTCGACCGCCTCGGCACCCGCGTGCTGCGCGACCCGTACACCAACAAGCCGAATGTCGGCTTCTACACCACCAAGCGCGTCGGCGGCATGCTCACCGATTCCAACGCGGTCAAGGTGCTGACCCTCAGCGCGTAACCGCCCAGGGCACCCTGCGGGGTGCCCTGACTTCGAGGAGGTAGGGTTATGCCAAGAATTCTAGTCACCGCGGCCTTCAAGTTCGCGGTCGATGGTCTGCATGTGATCGAGGTCGAGCCTGGCGAGCAGGACGTGTCCGAGCGCTGCGCCGACGTGGCGGTGGACCACCTCAAGGTGGCGAGCCGTTTGGAGGGCGCTGCGCCCGTGGTGTCGGCCAGTCCGCTGTTCGTTGGGCCTGTCGTGACGACCAAGCCGCCGCTGGTGGCGGCCGTGGTACCGGTTGTCACGCAAACTCCGCCTGTGGCGCCTCCAGCGCCCGTCAAGCCGGTGAGCCAAGCCAAGCCTGCGGCCAAGCCGAAGACCGCTGCCAAAGCCAAGCCAAGCGCCAAAGCCACGGCTAAGCCCGGGGGCGCGGCATGATCGATCTGGCCAAGGTGAAGTTGCACCTGCGGGTGGATGTGGCGGATGAAGATGAGTTGCTGCAGGACTACCTCGACGCGGCGATCAGTGCGTTCGAGACCTGGTGCAACCGCACTCTGGTCGCGGCTGGCGCGCCGTTGCCGGAGCCGCTGGGCAATGCCCTGGTGCTGAGCAAGGGCATTGCCCAGGGCGCGCTGCTGCTGATCGGTCATTGGTACGCCAATCGCGAGTCCTCGGTGGCCGGGGTGGCGTCTGAGCTGCCGCTGTCCACCCAGGCGCTGTGGCGTCCGCACCGTTGGATGAACATCTGATAAGGAGAGGCCATGGCCTATCGAGAACCGGCGGCCGGCGATCTGAATCGGCGGGTTGCCATCCGCCTGCGCACGGATATCCCGGCCGACGACATGGGCGTGTCGTCGGAGTTTTCCGAGATCAAACCGCGCTGGGCCAAGATTGAACCGGTCGGTACCGGCGTGTATTCCGCCGGGGTGCAGACCGGCAACAAGGTCACCCACCGGATCTGGATCAGATCGCTACCGGGTGTCACCGAGGCGCATGAAGTGGTGCATGTCACGCACCTGCCGGGTGAGCCGGTGTACTCGGTGGTCGAGGGTGCGCCGATCTACCGGATCAAGCGCAATGCCGACCTCAACGGTGGCCGGCGTTTCACCCTGCTCGAGGTCGAGGAGTTGGGTGCCGATCAAGCGGGGTTAAACATCTATGGCGAGTAGTCCGGCGGCATACCTGCACTTCGGCGAGTTTGACTCTTACGGCAAGCTCGACTTTGACAAAAAAGCCATCCGCAAGGGCATGCGCCTGGTCGGTGCCCTGGTGCGCCGTGAAGCCCGCGCCCTGGTCAACAAGCAGTCGCCTTCGGCGGGTGGTGAGTACCCCTCGCGCGCCGAGGGGCTGTTGTACCGCTCGATCCGCGCCAAGGTCAGTCGCCCGGGTTTTTTGGTGAAAATCGCCCCGCAAAAGATCGCCGGCATGAAGGACTTCTACCCGGCGTACCTGCATTACGGGGTCAAGCAGGGCGGGCGTCTGAAGGCGGTCCCACAAATCGCCATTGGCAAGAAGAGCCGCCGCAAGAAGGGCGAACGCGCCGCCGCCCTGGCTGCGCGCGCCGCCGGGGCCTGGAAGCTGGAGCCGCGCAAGAACTTCATGGCCGATGCCCTGGAGAGCAGCACTGACCGGGTCCAGCAGATCCTCCGGCAAGCGTTCGCCGACTCGCTGAAGTAAGCGGTGTAGGTGTGTGGTGCCCGCTTCGGCGGGTTTTTTTTCGCCTGGACATAACCGATGAAAATTACCCCTGTCGTGGCGCACCTGCGCCAGTACTGCCCGAGCTTCCAAGACCGTGTGGTCGGCGGCATTGATTTCGAGGCGGTGGCCAACAGCATCAAGCTGAGCCGGCCATCGGCCTATGTGATTGCCACCGGCGACTTGGCCAGCAAAAACGCCAACCAGAACGCGGTGCAGCAAAACATCCGCGATGACTTTGACGTGGTCCTGGTGCTCGACACCCAGGACGAGCGCGGCCAGGAAGCGGTCGACCTGCTGCACGACCTGCGCGCCGAGTTGTGGCGCGCCCTGGTCGGCTGGAAGCTCGGCCCGGCTTACGACCCTATCGAATACGCCGGCGGCGAAGCGGTGGCGATCAACCGCGCGCGGGTGCTCTACCGCTTCAGCTTCACCGCCGAGTTCCAGCTGGGCCGCAACCGGCAAAGTGAGCCGGCCGAGACCTGGGTCGAGCATGAATTGGACGGCCTGCCGCCGTTGGTGGGGCTTGACGTTCGCGTGGACTTTATCGACCCGGCGGACCCCAACCTGCAGCGCCCTGGCCCGGATGGCCGGGTCGAGGCGACTTTCTCCGTTGAACTACCGCAACCCACTGAGGACTCTCCATGAGCCGCATGACTGTGTACCCGGCCGCGGGCCGGGTAGTGCCCGACCCTGAAACCGGCGGCGACTTGCCCGCGGAGGGACGTGACGTCCCGCGTGACGCGTACTGGCTGCGCCGCTTGCGTGATCAGGACGTCACCCCCGACGCGCCGAAGCCGGCCAAGGCCGCCACTAAAACCCCGGCTTCGGCCATCCCTGGGAGCGCTGAATAATGGCGATCAGCTTTAACTCCATCCCGAGCGACCTGCGCGTGCCGCTGTTCTACGCTGAGGTCGACAATTCGCAGGCCAGCAGCGCCGCCTCGAGCATGCCGCGGCTGCTCGTGGCGCAGGTCAACGACGATGCCACCGCGGCCGAGATCGGCCAGCTGACCCTGGTGTCGAGCCTGGGCCTGGCCAAGAGCATCGGTGGCGTCGGCTCGATGCTCGCGCAGATGTACGACACCTGGCGCCGTAACGATCCGGCCGGTGAGGTCTGGTGCCTGCCGATCAAGGCCACCGGCAGCAAGGCGTCCGGCACCGTCACCGTCACCGGCACGGCCACCGAGGGCGGCGAGCTGAACCTGTACCTGGGGGCCAGCCGTGTGCGGGCGACCGTGGTCAAGGGGGCCACCCCGACCGCGGTGGCCAGCGCCTTGGCGGCCGCGGTGAATGCCGCCGGCTTGGGGGTAACCGCGGTGGCGGCGGTGGGGGTGGTGACCCTGACCTGCACATGGTCCGGCCTCAGCGGTAACGACCTGCTGCTGCAACTCAATCGCCAGGGCCGCAACAATGGCGAAGCGACCCCGGAAGGTCTGACCGTGGTCCTGACGCCGATGAGCGGCGGTGTGGGCACGCCGGACGTGGCGCTGGCCTTGGCCAGCCTCGGTGATGAGCCGTTCGAGTTCATCTGTGCACCGTGGGCCGATGCCACGTCGTTGGATGCCTGGAAAGCCTTTATGGACGATTCCAGCGGGCGCTGGAGCTGGGCTAAACAGCTTTACGGGCATGTCTACACCGCCGTGCGCGGCACGCTCGGCAGCCTGGTGGCGTTGAGCGCGACGCGCAATGATCAGCACGCGACGATTCATGGCTTTGAGTCGACCTGCCCTGATCCAGTGTGGAACGTGGCGGCCGCCTATGCGGCGCGCACCGCGGTGTTTATTTCGGCAGACCCGGCGCGGCCAACCCAGACCGGCGAGCTCAGCGGCCTGACCCCGGCCCCGGCCGGTGATCGCTTCACCCTGACCGAGCGCCAGTCGTTGTTGAGCCGCGGCATTGCCACGGCCTACTTCGGCGGCGGCGCGCAGCGCATCGAACGGGCGATCACCAGCTACCAGTTCAACGCCTATGACCAGCCGGACGACTCCTACCTGGACAGCGAAACGCTGCACCAGTCGGCCTTTGTCATCGGCTACCTGAAGGCGCGGGTGACCAGCAAATACGGCCGGCACAAGCTGGCCAATGACGGCACGCGTTTCGGCGCCGGCCAGGCCATCGTCACGCCGAACGTGATTCGCGCGGAAATGATCGCCGGCTACTACGCGCTGGAGCAGCTGGGCATTGTCGAAAACGCCGAGGCCTTCGCGGCCAATCTGATCGTGGAACGATCGAGCACCAACCCCAATCGGCTGAACGTGCTGTACCCGCCGGACCTGGTCAATCAGCTGCGGATCTTCGCGCTGCAATACCAGTTCCGCCTGCAGTACGCCGTCTGACGTTAACGTCCGTTCATAGCCCGCCGCGTGCGGGCTTTTTTGTAGGAGAAAGGCCATGGGCCAGAAAGTTGCGGGCACCGTCTACATCAAGGCAGACGGCGTTCAGTTCACCGTCACCGGCGGTGTGGAAGTGCCGCTGAGTGACGTCAAGCGCGAGTCGGTGGCACCCGGCTTTTTCAAGGAAGAGGACCTGGTGGCGTATGTGAAGGCCACCGTGGTGGACTCGCCGGATCTGCCGATCAAGCAAATCATGGCGGCCACCGATCAGACGGTCACCGTCGAGTTCAAGAACGGCCGGGTGTACGTGCTGGCCGGCGCGTATGTGGTCGACGAGCCAAGCGCCAAGGGCGATGACGGCACCATCGACATTCAGTGGGATGGCAGCAAGGGGGGCTTCCAATGAGTCAAGTGACGACCTACAAACTGGCCGCGCCGATTCAGGCGCATGACCAGGAAGTGCTGGAGCTGACCCTGCGTCGGCCGACGGTGGCCGAGGTCCGTGGCATCAAGGCGCTGCCGTACAAGATCGACAAAAACGAGGACGTCTCGCTCGACCTGGACGTGGCGGCCAAATACATCGCCATCTGCGCGGCGATTCCGGCGCCGTCGGTCAACCAACTGGACCTGTCGGACTTGAACAACCTGGCGTGGGCCGTTTCGGGTTTTTTCATGACTGCGGCATCGGCGAAGCCGGAGACGTCGGCGGGCTGATTGCCGTGGCCTATGACCTGGCTTTTTTCTGGAAAGTCGGACCCGAACAGATGATGGCGCTGCCGCTGGATACGTTCGCCGAATCGCTGGCGAACGCCCAGCGCATAAATCAAGTTCAGCAGGGGTAGGGTATGGCCGATAAGTTTCAACTCAAGGCGCTGATCACCGGCGTCGATAAGCTGTCACCGACCCTGGCCGGTATCCGCAAAAACGTCGCTGGCTTTCGCAAGGGGCTGGAGCGTACCGGTCTGGGCAAGATCGGTTTTAGCGACGTGGTCACCGGCGGGGCCTTGGCGGCCCCGTTCATTGCCGGGGCCGCGGCGGCGATTCAATTCGAGTCGGCCCTGGCCGACGTGAAGAAGGTGGTCAACTTTGACACCCCGGCGCAGTTCAAGCAGATGGGGGAGGACATCGGCAAAATGTCCGAGCGGCTGCCGATGGCCGCCAATGACATTGCCAAGATCGTCGCCGCTGGTGGCCAGTCGGGCATTGCCCGGGATGAACTGCTGGGCTTCGCTGAGGCCGCGGTGAAGATGGGCATTGCCTTTGACCAGAGCGCCGACGAAAGCGGCAGCATGATGGCGACGTGGCGCACCGCATTCAAAATGACTCAAACCGATGTGGTCGGGTTGGCGGATAGGATCAACTACCTGGGCAACACCGGCCCGGCCAACACCAAGCAGATTTCCGCCATCGTCACGGAGGTCGGGTCGCTGGGTGAGGTCGCCGGTCTGTCGTCGGGGCAGATCGCCGCGTTGGGCGCGACCATGGCCGGTGTCGGCGTGAAGCAAGATGTGGCCGCCACTGGCATCAAGAACTTCATGTTGGCGATGACCAAGGGCTCGGCGGCGACCAAGAGCCAAACGGAGGCTTACAAGGCGTTACGGCTGGACTCCAAAAGCGTGGCGGTGGCGATGCAAAAAGATGCCCAAGGGACAATGCTGGATCTGCTCAAGCGGATTTCGCAGGTCGATAAAGCCAAACGTCCAGCGTTGCTCACCAATCTATTCGGTAGCGAATCGATCTCGGCCATTACGCCGCTGCTGACCAACTTGGAGTTGCTCGAGAGTAACTTGCAAAAAGTCGGCGACGCCTCGAAATACGCCGGCTCGATGGATACGGAGTACGCCTCCCGCGCGGCCACCACGGCCAACAACCTGCAGCTGTTGCGCAACGCCGCCGCCAGTGTGGCGCGGGCGGTGGGCAATGCCCTGCTGCCGGGGATCAACGCGGTGGTGGACAGCCTGCGGCCGATGATTTCGCAAGCGGCCGAACTGGTCCAGGCCAACCCGCAGTTGGTCAAAGGCCTGGCCATCGCCGGCGCTGCCTTCACCGCGCTGCGCGTTGGGGTTTACGCCGCGACCGTGGCCACCCGGGTGTTGGGCGTGGCGTTTGCCGCCTCGCCGGTGGGCATCATTGCCGTGGTCATCGCCGCCGCGGCCGGTTTGATCGTGGCCAACTGGGCCACGGTCGGGCCGTTCTTCACCGCGTTGTGGGAGCTGATCAAGGCCCTGGCCACCCCGTTCATGGAATTCATGAAGACCGTGTTTGATTGGTCGCCGCTAGGGATGCTGGTCAAGCACTGGTCGCCGATCACCGAGTTCTTCAAAGGGTTGTGGGAGGGCGTCAAGCCGTACCTGCAGCCGATCATGAGTTTCTTCGGGCTGGAAGACGGCGGCGTCGGTCTTACCGCGAAAGTGGCGAGTTACGCCGAGGAGCAACGCCAACGCAATGCCGGCGCCGGCGGCGGTACCGGGGCGTTCCTGCAGGCCAATGCGGTGAGCATTGCCAAGGGGCAGCAGAGCCAACGCAACCTGACCCAAGCCGGCCTCGACCCGGGCCAGCTGTTGCGCCCGCCCGCCCTGCCAGCCCCGGGGGCACTGCTGCAGCAAACCGCGGCGAACAACCGGACGCAGCTGGAAGGTGGCCTGGTGGTGCGCTTCGAGAATGCCCCGCCGGGCTTGCGCGCCGATCCGGGGACCAGCAATCAGTCGGGACTGGCGATCACGCCGAAGGTCGGCTACCGCACGCTAGGGAGTAATCCGTAATGAGTGAATGGCGCGAGCGCAAACAAGGCGCCTCCTTTCGGGGGGTGCCGTTCCTGGTCGACACCGACAGCGTGCCGGTCGGGCGCCGCACCCAGCTGCATGAGTTCCCGCAGCGCGATCAGCCCTTTGTCGAAGACCTCGGGCGGCGCACCCGGCAGTACAAGTTCGTGGGCTTTGTCGCCGGGGACGATTTCCTGGCACAACGTGACCGGCTGCTGACCGCGCTGGACACGCCCGGTCCCGGCGAGCTGGTGCATCCGTGGTTCGGCCGCCTGACCGTCACCGCCGGCGAGTGTGAGTTGTCGCATGCGCGCAATGAGTTGGGCATGGCGCGCTTTAACCTGGTGTTTATCGACGGCATGCTGGAATTCCCCACGCAGTCGGCGAACACCCGGCGCGTGCTCGCCGCCAAGTCGCCGAGCCTATTCGAATCGAGCAAGGGTCGTTTCAACGCGGCGATGGCCACCGTCGATTTAGCCCGCCAGCGCACCTCGGCGGTGCGCTCGGCGCTGTCGGGAGCCTTGGGCTATGCGCTGAAGTTCCTCAGTCCCGGTACCGCCTTGGGCACCGACCTCAACGGCCTGGTGTCCTCGCTGATGAATGGCCCCGGGGCGTTTGCCGACAGTCTGTTGTCCGGGGTCAGTGGCCTGCAGCGCACTTTCAGCGGCTACGGCTCCAGTGGGGCGTTTAACAGCAGCCGCACCAAAGCCGCAGAGTTGTCGTCGTTGCAGGCCTCGGCGCCGGTACCAGCTGACCCGGAGGTGGCGGCGATTCAGGTCGCGGTGGTGGGCCTGGTGCAGGACGCGGCGCTGCTGGATGTGCTGTTGGACATGGCCGAGGTGCCGGTCGCGGTCAGTCAGGGGGTTAGTGCGCCGGCGGCGGTGGACGTGCAACTGGCACAGCAAGGGGCGACGGTCACGGCCGGTACCGAGGTCGAGACGGCGGTGCCGGTGGCCGATGACGTGCTGGCCGTGCGTGATGCGATCAGTGAGGCGTTGTGGTCGGTGGCGGGGGAAAGCCCGCCGGATCACTTCGGCGTGCTGAGCGAGGCCCGCGTGGCCTTGGATCGGCACTTGACCGAGGTGGCCCGCAGCGGGGTCGGCCTGCGCGTGTATGCCCCGGCTGAAACCGTGTCGGCCCTGGTGCTGGCTCATGCGCTGTATGGCGATGCACAGCGCAGTGGGGAAATCGTTGCGCGCAACCGTGTACGTCACCCGGGCTTTGTGCCCGCCACCGAACTTCAAGTCGCGAAAACCTAACCATGGACGAGCTGAACAAAGTCACCCTGAGCGTGGGTGGGCATGACTATGCCGGTTGGAAAAGCGTCAGTGTCGGCGCCGGTCTGGAACGCCAAGCGCGCGATTTTAGCCTGGGCATTACCTGGCGCTGGCCAGGCAGTGCCGAGGTGCCGGTGCGCATTCGCCAGGGCGAAGCGGTGGAGTTGCGCATTGGCCAGGATCTGCTGTTGACCGGTTATGTGTTCAGCACGCCGATTCGTTACGACGACGAGTCGGTGACCTTGAGCATTAGCGGGCGCTCGCGCACGGCGGACCTGGTGGACTGCGCCGCGGTCAATCAGCCAGGACAATGGCGCGGGCAGAGCGTGCAAACGATCATCGCGGCGATTGCCGGCGAATACGGGATCAAGGTGGTCAACGATGCCGCGGTGACCTTGGGCCTGGAGGACCACACGCTGGAGCCGGGTGAGACGGCGTTTGAAAGCATCGACCGGCTGTTGACCCTGTCGCGGTTGTTCAGCACCGACGACGGCCAGGGCCGTCTGGTGATTGCCCGCGCCGGCAGTGCCGGGCGTGCGGTCGACACTTTGGCGTTGGGTAAAAATCTGTTGTCCGGCGACACCGCCCTGGACTTTTCCGCCGTGTTTTCCGAGTACGTCAGCAAGGGCCAGCGCAGTGGCAGCGATGCCAGTTTTGGTGCCGCGGCCAGCGAGGTTGAAGCGCGCCTGAGCGATGAGCGCATCGCCCGGCGGCGGGTGAAGGTCATCCAGCAATCCGGCCAACTCACCCCCTCGCTGGCTCGCGAGCGGGTCGAATGGGAGCGGGCCAGTGCGGTCGGCAAGGCCTTGACCGTGAACTATGTGGTGCAGGGTTGGCGGCAAAGCAACGGCGCGCTGTGGCGGCACAACATGCTGGTGCGGGTGATCGATCCGTTGATCGGCCTGGACCGCGACATGCTGATCAGTGAAATCAGTTACGAACTGAGCGAGCAGGGGACCACGGCGAAAATCAGCGTGGCCCCGCCGGAGGCTTTCCTACCGGAGCCGAACGACGCGTTGGCCAAACGGAAGCTCAAGAAAGGCAAGAAGAGCGACAACTTCGAGTACCTCATTCCAGCGGACTACAAACCATGAGAAACATTTTGGCGCGCGGCCTGGTGGCCCTGGGCAACTCGGCGAGCAAGTTGCAAAGCTTGCAGCTGCGGCTGTTGGCCGGTGAGGTCAAGGATAACGTGGAACACTTGGAGCCCTATGGCTTCACGGCCAGCCCCCTGGAGGGGGCCGAGGCGCTGGCCGGGTTCATCGGCGGCGACCGCAGCCACGCGGTGGTGATCGTGGTCGCGGATCGGCGATTTCGCCTGCAGGGCCTCAAGCCGGGCGAGGTGGCGTTGTACACCGACGAAGGCGATTGCATTCATTTCAAACGCGGCCGGGTCATCGACATCGACACCGTGACCCTCAACATCAAGGCCACGGACTCGGTGAACTTTGATACGCCGCTGATCACCAGTAGCGGGCGCATCGAGTCGGCCGGCGATCAGATCGCGGCCGGGGTCAGCCAAATCAATCACCCGCATGACGGGGTGAAACAAGGCACCGACCAAAGCGGCCCGCCGGTCGGGGGTGGCGCATGACCCGTGAGGAGTTGTTGCGCCGCGCGGTGACCATCAGCCTGTTCACCTGGCGCCGCGCCGGGCCGGATGACGTGGTGGACGACAGCGACCTCAAAGGCTGGTGGGGCGACTGCGTGCCGTCGGTGGCCGGTGACAAGATCGGCTCGCGGCTGTGGTTGTTGGCGCGGCGCACGCTGGTCGCGCAGACGCTGCAGGACGCCCAGGCTTACGCCGAAGAGGCGCTGGCCTGGCTACTCGAGGACGCGATTGTCACGGCCGTGGCGGTCGCGGTCGAGCGCCAGGGCAATGACCGGCTGAACCTGCGGGTGACGCTGACCGAGGCCAGCGGCGAAACGCTGGCACTGAATTTTGCAGACACCTGGGAGCTGATCAATGGCGTATGAGATTCCGACGCTACCGGCGCTGATCCAGCGCACCGAGGCTGATTTCGAACGCAATGCCCCGGACGCCTTGCGCCGAGCCGATGCCAAGGTGGCGGCGCGGGCGCTAAGCGGTACCGCCTATGAGCTGTACGGCTATCAAGACTGGATCGCCCGCCAGTCCAATCCGGCGACGTGCGATGAAGCCATGTTGCTTCGCTGGGCCGAATGGCGCCTGGAGGGCGGGCGCAACCCGGCGGTGGCGGCCACTGGAGTGGTTACGGTCAGCGGTTCAACGGGCGCCCTGGTCGATGCCGGCCAGCTCTACCAATCGGAGGACGGGCGGCGCTATGAGGTGCTGCACGCCGTAACGCTGGTGAATGGCGCGGCCACCTTGCAAGTGATGGCCGAAGCGGTGGGCGGCCTGGGCAACCTCGAGGCCGGCAATCTGACGGCGGTGACGCCGGTGTTGGGGGTGAATGCCACGGCGGTGATTGGCGCCGATGGCATCGTCGGCGGTACCGAGCAAGAGACACTGGAGGCGCTGCGTGCGCGGGTGCAGGCGGCCTTCAAAAACCCCAGCAAGGTCGGCAACGGTGCCGATTTTATCGAGTGGGCCTTGGAGGTGCCGGGTGTCACCCGGGCCTGGGCCCTCCAGCGCTGGATGGGGCCTGGCACGTTTGGCCTGGCGTTCGTGCGCGATGGTGATCCCGACATCATCCCCACGCCGACGCAGGTCGCCGAAGTGCAAGCCCATCTGGACAAAAAACGGCCGGTGACGTCCGAGGTGTATGCCTTGGCTCCGGCGAAGCGCCTGCTGAATTTCAGCCTGCACTTGACCCCTGACAGCACGGCGTTGCGCGCGGCCGTCGAGCAGGCGTTGTCCGGTCTGATCGTGGATGAAGGCGGCCCCGGCGAAACGCTGCTGCTGACCCATGTGCGGGCCGTGATCAGCAACACCCCGGGGGAAACCAACCATGTGTTGAGTGCGCCGGTGGCGGATGTGGTGATGGCGGCTAACGAAGTGGCGGTGCCGGGGGTGTTCACATGGCTTTAACCGAGGCGGATTACCGGCAGCAGCTGGGCCAGCTGCTGCCGCCAGGCCCGGCGTTTGATCTGGAGTTGCAGCCGGACTGGGCGCAGATCGTGGCAGCCCTGGCCCCGGAGCTGGCCCGGGTCGATGACAACGGCGAGGCGCTGCTGCTGGAGATGAACCCGGCCACGGCCACGGTGTTGCTGCCGTATTGGGAGGGCTATCTGGGCCTGCCCGATGTATGCACGGTGCCCGGTTCGCAAACCCTGGAGGAGCGCCGCCAAGCGGTGATCGACAAGCTGACCGCGACCGGTGCGCCGCAACTGAGCTATTACCGCAAGCTGGCCACTCAGCTGGGTATCACCATGGAGATTGAAGAATTCCGCCCAGCTCGGGTGGGCGTAGCTAAGGTCGGCGATTTTCTCTATGGGGCCGGCTGGCCCTGGAGTTGGATCGCCTCAGTACCCATTGACGCCTATGGCACGCCCGAGGCGGCCGCGCTGGATTGTCGGCTGCGGCGCGACGCGCCGGAGTACACCGATGTGGAGCTGGGCTTTGGTCACGAGGTTGTCGCGGGCATTACGTCGAAAGTGGATCAACTGTTCAACGCCATTCATTACGTGGTGCCGGGCGCTGTGGCCGGCATCGAGGACCTATAGCATGCAGAGAATTTCCAGCTGGACCGATTTGGTCGCCGCCCTGGGCCTTTTTCGTTACGGCACCGTAACGGGCGGGGTCGCACCCACACCGCTCAAGGCGGAATGGCTGAACATGGTGCAGGAAGAGTTGGCCAATTTTATCCTGGCTTACTTGCCCGCGCTGGACGTCAATGACAACACGCAGCTGCTCAAGGCCATTCAGGCCTTTGGGTCAAGCTACCCCCTGAAGGCCACCACCTTGGCCGGCTACGGCATTTCGAATGCGTACACCAAGCTGGAGACTGATGGGCTGCTGTCGCAGAAAGCCAACAACGCCACCACCTTGGCCGGGTACGGCATCCTTAATGCCTATACCAAGCCGGAGACTGATTGGCTGTTGTCGCAGAAAGCCAACTGGGCGATCACCTTGGCGGGCTATGGCATTGGCGATGCGTATACCAAGACAGTGATCGACGCCGCGTTGGCTACCAAGCAAGACAAAAACACCGCGGTGATGGCGCCCGTGGGATGGCGCCTGGATAAAGCCACTGGGTTTCTGGAACAGTGGGGCAATGGCTATTGCCCGCCGGATACCACCACCGCACCAATCGACTTTCCGACGCCCTTTGCCGAGGTTTACAACTGCTTCGGAAACAAGATCACCACCAACGCGGTGGACAGTGACGGCAACTCCGCCGGGGCTTTTTCGACCAGCGCGACGCAGTATCAGTTGTTCAACGATACGAATCTCATTGGGGTCACCGTGCATTGGCGCGCAATTGGCAAGGCCCCTGGGTACTAACCCGGACAGGCCCGGTCACCCCTCACACAGCCCCGGCCCGCACAGCGGGTTTTTTTACGTCTGGAGAAACATGCATGACCGAGATTTCCGCGCTAGAAGCCTACGCAGGCCAGATATCGGAAGCGGCGCAGCTTTCGACTGCGGCAGCAGAACTACAGCACCGCTTTGTCCATGGTGGCGTGGATGAGGTCATCCAGACCGAATCTGGCCCGCTGCCGTCGCTGGCCAAGTGGCGCCAGGATTTAGCGCTGCTGGAGACGCTGCTGGCCGACCCGAACGATCCGAGTAAGGGGGTAGGGAAAATTCCCTCGGCGATTCGCACCGTCGGCACGGTGGCTGAGATGGTGGCCATGTCCGGGTGGGTGGCTGGGCAGCGCGTGCAAACCTTGGGGTACTACGCCTTGGGTGATGGCGGGGCTAACGTGTACACGGTGGTCGCCAAGGGGGCGTCAGTCGTGGATGGCGGGCGCTTCATCGCCACCTCGAATGCCGGGCTATTGTTTCGCGGCGAGTTTATCAATGGCGAAGTCCGGGTCAAGCAGTTCGGTGCTGCCTTCAACGTTGCGGTGAATGACACCTTACCGTTTGCATTGGCCACGTTGTTTGCCCGCACGCGGGGGTATTGCCCGGTAAAACTGGAACCGGCCACGATCCTGATCGACCCGTGGACGCCGGGCAACAAGGATGTGTTGGAAGGGGCTGGGCGAGGTCGCAGTTTCATCAAGGGCACCGCGGGCACTCACGTCTTAAAGCTCAGCAGTAAAGCCGTGGGGGTCGTCACCGATCGTTTAGACCCATGTAAAGACGTCAAGTTGCGGGATTTCACCGTCCTCGCCGACAACGCCGATTTTGGCATCTACGTGAACTTCGGGTTATTCCTCGACCTGGATCGGATTACCGTGTGGAACGCCAAGGTGTGCAACGTGTTTATTGCGTACTGCTTTGGCTGTGACTTCGGCGATCTGACGTACGAGTACGGAAAAGGCACGGGGCTCGAGTTCGGCAACAACCGGTTTGGCTGGCCCAATATCGTGGGCGAATCCCCGGTGTTGAACCACGGCAACTGTATCCGGCGGGCGCGTGGATACAGTAATGGCCTGGGCTTGGTCGCCAGACCCGCCACCGTCAGCGGCGCTATTGATGGGGCCGGTTCGGTGTGGGGCCCGGGTTTCGTCAATGATATCGGCCTGGTCTACAACGAACTCAATAATGGGACTGGGGTTGTGGTGCTGCCCGGAATGGGCTACACGCTGGCGATGGTGTACAACGAGAAAAACGACAACTTAGCACTGCCGGCGGACACTCGCACTGAGGTGTATGCCAACAGCAGTGAGGCGTCTATTGGTGACGTGTTTACCGAATACGGTGGCAATCATGCTGTCTGGAACGCCAACGTGCTCTGTATCAACAACCACCGTGGGGTACAACTCAACGGCCCCGGCTTCGTCAAGATCACCGGGCTGTACAAGGGCACCTACGCCACCAATCCCCGCCTAGTTCCGCTGCTGATCTTCTCCGCCAAGGGCAACAAGTTGGAACTTACTAACAGCTTTACTTTGCCGGCCAACTTGCCGCCTGAATCTTCCCGGCAGTATGAGCGCAGCGGCGCCTACCGCATGTACCCGGAGGTCACCATTGAGGATGCGGCGACGCTGACAGCGGGCCCGAACATCCGCATCTACAAAAAGTCGGATGGGACGTCGGTCTACAATGGCACTCTCTTGATGACAGGCGCGCAGACAGCGGGCACGCGGGTAAAGCTGCCGGCCTTGGACTTTTTATGGGACCCGGCGGAAACCTATCGAATTCAGTTTTATGGGTTGGATGGTTACGCCGGCCGGGTCGGCATTAGTCTGTATGTCGAGGTGATGGTCTGACGCCAGTGAAGGCCTATGGCGGGGCGCCCCGCCACACCTCCCAGGCGGCTCGCTGAGTTTAAAATACCCTTAAAGTTAGGCGTGTATGCAGCAGCAAAGCCGGTTCGGTTAGTGTAAAGTTGCCACACTTAATTGAACTGGCTGAGGGGTACTTATGCAGGATGCAAAACGGTTTCGGGCGCTCGATAGTTTTAGGGGACTCTTTGCGCTATCCGTGGTTATTTATCATATGGATATTGTCGGGACCTTCACAGACTTAGCGTTTTTTCGACATGCCGATTTATTTGTGGAGTTCTTTTTTGTCTTGAGCGGGTTTGTCATGGCACATGCTTATGGCAAAAAAGAACGCGTGGATTTTCGGCGGTTTGTGATTGCTCGGACGTTCAGACTGTTGCCGCTGCACTGGCTAATGCTGGCAGTCTTTATAGTGTTAGAAGTCTGCAAGTCAATTGCTTATAGCAAAGGTATTTCGTTTAACTATGAGCCTTTCACCGGCGCCGCTGCACCGTCTGAAATCCTCCCGAATGCCCTGTTGCTTCAGTCGTGGACCAGCTTGACCGACCCGTTGTCGTTTAACTATCCGTCCTGGAGCATCAGCGTCGAATATTACATGTACATGATTTTTCTGGCGGTCTTAGCGGTCGGGCTCAAGCAAAGGGTGTTGGTCTGGGCGGCCATAGCGGCATTGGCCTTTGTGGCCTTAACCTCGGATGTTGATATCCTGACGCCGAGCGCACTGCGCGGCTTGTCATGCTTCTTTGCGGGCGCGTTGTCCTATGTGCTGTATCGTTATATCAGCGACAAAGTGTCTTGCAGCTTTAAAGTACTTACGTGTTTAGAGCTGCTGTCGTTGCTGTTGGTTGTCCTGCTGCTGTCGTTTAACTTTGACAGCAAGGTGCTACTGGCCAGCCTGCTGTTCTGTTTGGTGGTGGTGGTGTACGCGTTCGATGGGGGCGCCGTGTCCAAAGCACTAGATACCCGCTGGTTTTCCTTGGTCGGCAAAGTCTCCTATTCAGTTTACCTCACGCATGCCGCAGTGTGGTTTTGCACCCTTTCCGGGTTCATCGTTATGCAAAAGGTCTTCGGTATTGAGCTGGCGCCGATGATTGATGACAAGCGCTACATTGATACAGGCAACCTGCTTTTAAATAATGTTCTGGCGGTGTCTGTGTTATTGATTGTTATTGGTGTTTCTGTCGTAACGTACAAGTACGTCGAAGTGTGGGGCCAGAGCATCGGCTCACGCATCATTAATAGAGGATCGAAGTTTAGCGCGATGCCGGAGATTGGCCGTCCATAAAATTCCGGAAATGGCGGTTGGATCTGATACGACCGCCATTTTACTTTTAGTAGCTACCGTCGTTTTTGCCGGAGGCGAACCTTATCCCAGCTTTTGTCGTTGTAAAACGAGCCAGTATCACCGCGAATTAAGAACAAGGTCGCTCTGTAAAAGGATGTCCGGCGAGTGCATCGCAACTCTCTCAGCTTGAGATAAGCCCATTTCCAGCTGCGCTTAGGTGTGTGTTCCATACATATCCCTGAACCAAAGTCGTAAGTTTACTGATTGTATCAGCCCGAACTGATGTCAGGCTCCGATTGGATGCCTCGATTTCAACCTACGAGCCCGCCATGCGCGGGCTTTCTTTCGCCCGGAGAAAAGTAATGACTGATACATCGAAAGACCGTGACGTCCTCGCCCGCACCTTATGGGGCGAGGCCCGGGGCGAGAGCCAAGCCGGCATGGAGGCGTGTGCCTGGACCATCCGTAACCGGGTATTTGATGGCAAGGCCAAGTCCTGGTGGGGCGAGGGCTATGCCGGGGTGTGTCAGCAGCCCTGGCAGTTCAGCTGCTGGAACGCCAACGATCCCAACTCGCCGTACCTCAAGGGGGCCAAGCCGATCCCGGCCGGCGAATACAAGAAGGCGTTGGCGGTGGCCACCGCGGTGATCAATGGCACGGTGCCGGACCCCACCGGCGGCGCCACGCACTACTACGCGACCACCATGCCCAAGGCCCCAACGTGGTCCAAGGGCGCCACGCTGACGCTCAAGCTCGGCCAGCACCGGTTCTATAAGGACGTGCCGTGAGTCCCGCGGCGCTGAAAGGCGCGTTGCTCGGTGGGCTGCTGCTGGTGCTGCTGACCGCCGCCGGCGTGTGGCAGGTGCAGGACTGGCGTTATGGTCAGCAGCTGGCCATGCAGGCCGGGAGGCATCAGGACGATCTGACGGCCCTGGGCAATGCCGCCGCGGCTCAGGTCCGCACCGTTCAAGCCCGGCGTCTGGCCCTCGAGCAGCGCCTGGCGACCCTCGATCAATCCCACCATAAGGAACTGTCCGATGCGCACACCCTGCAGGCTCGCCTGCGTGACCGTCTGGCTACTGCTGATCTGCGGCTGTCAGTCCTCCTCGCCGCACCTGCAGGTGGTGGCGACCGAGTGTCAACCACCCCCGGCGCCGGCGGCGTGGTTCATGGAGGCGCGCGCGGCGAACTTGACCCAGCGGCTGCTCAACGAATTGTCGCCATCACCGGCGCCGGCGATGACGGACTGATCGCCCTGGCCGCGTGTCAGGCCTATGTGCGTGAGGTCAGCACGGCGACCGGGCCGGAGCCAACAGGCCCGGACACTTCGCCCCGGTGGCGGGGTGGCGGGTAACGAAACGTTTTGATTTGCGGGAGGTTTGGCGACTACTATCAGCGGGCGCCGGGTGGGACGATGGTGTCTTTTGGAGCGTTGCGCTCCAGTCCCGCGGAAAATATTAAACAGTATTGATGTTAAATACACGGCGCTTTTGCTATGCTTTTGCCGTCTGGCACGAAAGCCAGGGAAGAATTAGAACTAAAACAAGGGCTTAGAAAAAAGAAAACCCCAGGCCTGCAAGCCTAGGGTTTTCGGTGATCGATCCGCTAAACAAACTCTGGATGACCGTCGCAGGTCGGAGTTTAGTGGACGGTCCCCTTCTGCGCAAGCCCGTTGCTGGGGAGCAACCATGCTGCATTTCGACCGTTTGCCGCGGCTACACCCGCGGTCCGACCGCACCACTCGCCTCGCAAGGGGCGCGCTATGACCCTCCGTGCGGTCAAGTCGTTTCTCCCGGCGGGCTCGCCGGCCAGTGCGGTGTATGCCGCCCTCGATGCCGCCCTCGACGCGCCGGCCGCCCCCTCCCAGCCACCCCCCTTCAAAAAAGTCTTGCCGCCGGTGGGCCACCAGTCTGTGCGCCGTCCGCGCCGGCTGTCGGCCAAACAAGCGGCGACCTTCCTCGGTGACGCGGTCAAGCGCATCAAGGCCGAGGCCAGCGACCGCTCCGGCAAATACCTGCGTTGCCTGGACACCGTGCACCAGGCCGGCGGCCGTACCCGCGCCGAGCGCTGGCAGGCCCTGGCGGCGATTGCCGAGCCGCTGCTGGCCCGGCTTGACATTGCCACCGGCTGCCTGGGCTACCTGGACGCGCAGGGCCAGTTCCGCCTCAACCGCCAGAACGGCATGGCCGAGGACGCGGGCATCAGCCCGACGCGCCTGTGCCGGCTGCTCAAGGCCCTGGAGAAAGCCAAGTACACCTTGCGCAAGATCAAGCGCCTGTACCGCAACGGTAAGCGCTGGGTCTGCCGCATCACCATCTACGTGCGCCCGCGCTTCTTTATTGACCTCGGACTGGGCTTCCAGCACGCCGCGTCACGCACCGCTAAGGCCAAGGCCTACCTGAAGAAGCGCCGTCAGGCGCAGGCCGTGCAGCAGCAGGCGCTGCTCGATGACGTGGCTGCCGCCCATGACCGGCGCATGAGCCATCGCGGGGCCGAGGCCGCCCGTGCTGAGACGCGCAAGGCCGCCGAGAACACCTCGAAAATCCAGGCGATGCAGCACAAGGCTGGCGTCCTCTCGGAGCTGGCCAAGGCCAACCCGGGCAAGGGCCATGCCGAGATCATGGCCCTCTACCACCAGCTGCATCCCGCCTCCTAAGCCCCGTCCTTTGCGCACCGCTACCGGCGGTGTGTTCGCGTGCCTGCCCTTCTGACAACGCCGTCCAGCCCCCTTCCAGCGCCCTTGTCGGCCCTCGTTCTGCCCCTCATTTGCCGCCATTCCCCTCCGTTTCACCGGTCGTTCCGGCGCGCGCCCGTCCAGGCGTTAAAGCCTTTGGAATAACTGCAATTTTATAGGTCGAGTGGTACCACCCAAGGGTTAGTAACAGAGCCTTTAGGTTCCGTGGAGTGCTCTGGATCGAGGCCTGACTTGATTCAGTAGAAAGAATGCCTGCCCACTTCGCGCCTGGAGGCGCGGGGCAAGGGCACCCCTCGGTGCCCGTGCCGCCGCCGGCGTGTCAGGTGGCCGCCGTTCCAGTTACTCCCGCCGCTGCGCGTCGTCCGCGCCTTCACGTCGCCAGGGCTACGCCCCACGAAGGTCGCGCACGCGCTCCAGCGATCAATGAACGGGGTGGGCTGGTCGATTTTGTCCGCCCTAGACGGCCGCAGCGCTTGCTCTGGCGTCGAGCGGGTGTCAGGCAAGGCGTGGCGTCAGGTTCGGTGGGGCACGGTGCAGGCGCGCTTGGGCGGGTTCGGATGTTTGTGTCCGAGCGCGGGTGGTGGTCGGGTCGTGTTGCGTGGCCATCATTTGGCCACCGTCCGGTGCCTCGGGGTAAAGGCGTGAAAGCCTTGTCCCGCAAGGGTTGCGGACCGAGCGATCCTTGGGAAGTTCCATAGGCGAATTAGCGAATTAGCTATTGAGATACGTCGGTCGCTATGTAAAATGCATCATCGCCCAGGCCTTTTGCCCGGGCCCAGATGGAGCTGTGCCGTTGAGCCGCGAAGCCTTACACACCCAAATGAAGGAACATGCCCGGTGTCTGTCCCTGCCTCAAGTGGTCCAGTCGATTGAGAACCTGGGCGGCGGGAATTTGCCGGCGATTGAGCTCATCTTGCGCAGCCTGCTGCTTGACGTGTACAGCGAACGTCAGGGCGCCGAAGCGGCCCGCCGGCTGATGGCTCAGCTGGAGATTGCCCAGCCGGGTGTGTTGCTGGCCTGATTTGGATAGGGCTAGTCCCGACTTTACACCTGGTGTAAAGATGGACTTTTGAAAGGAGTCGTCGCATGAGTGTCCTCTATACCCTGCCGCTAATTGACGGTCCGCTGACGTTGACCCTGGACGGTGACGCGTTGGCCGCCTTGAACCGCTATCGGCAGCTTTTGGTCTGGTCGGTCTCTCCCTGGCTTGGCCCACCGGGCGAGCCGGTGCATGAGGGATTGATCGAGGCAATGACTACGCTGGCCGATGCGATGTCGAGGTTGTCCAAGGATGCGCGCCGTGTGCCCGCTGATCCCACGCAAGGAGCCCCCGCCCGGCCATCCGTATTGATTAATGGCGTCGAGTACGTGCCCCGCGCCGAGGTGCCGGAGCTGACCGACGAACGCCTGCAGCGCGCCCTGGGCGAGCTGGTGGCCATCCAGTATTTCCGCGAGGACCACAAGGCGGTTCGCCAAGCCTGGGACGCGCTCAAGGCGCTGGCCCCCGAGTTGGCCGAGCTGGCCGCCCGCGACTCGCAGGCCGCGTATTATCGAATCCACGGCACTCCCGACGACTGAAAGGAACCCCCGCCATGCCGACCTATCACGACCGCTACGCCGCCCGCCTGCGGGCCTTTGTCTCAACGTGGTCCGGCCACAACATGGCCCATATCGCCTACCTGTCCGGGCGCAAGGCGCGCTCCCAGGGCCGTTCGCGGGGCTGGTCGTATGCTGGTGTCCTGACCTATCCGGCGCAGCGCCTGGCCCGCCTTGGTTATGTCGATGAGGCGCGCGGCCTGCCGGACCGGCTGGAGCGTGAGCGGTGGCAGGATTGAGCCCCGCGCGTTACGAGTAACGGCGTTTATGTCAAATCGCACGGCACACAAGGCTACCAAAGGGTGGCCTTTTTTTGTGCCCGCCGTTACCACTTTGCGGTAAAATGGACTACCGTTTTAGCGTGTTCTGGTTTTAGAGCGCGTCACCCCACACCCCGAAAAGGAGATCCCGCATGACCCTGCTGACCCCGATAATTCGCAAAGACACCCCGGACGCGGAGTACCGCTTTTTTGTCTACTGCCCCAACGACGCAGACTTCACCTACTACCGCAGCGCAGAGGACCGCGACAAGGACGCTGACCGGGTGATCCAGTCCTATCTCGATGATGGCTGGGATGAAATGGTCGAACAGGTGGTGGCTGGGGAAATGACCCACTTCTGCGGGCAGGTCGGTCGCGAAGATCGACCCGCCGAGAGCGAGCTGGATGAAGAGCAGTGCGACGGCACCGGCAAGCATTGGGGCGAGTGGGATTACACCTGCAATTACGATCTGCTGCCGTTGGCAGAGCTAGAGGTAGCGGCATGAGCATCGCCGTGGATATTGACGCCCAGGTGAGCCTGCTGCTGGAGCGCCTGGACAACACCGCGACCGATGCCCAGCTGCTGGTCGGGTTGTGCGCCCAGGCGCCGCTGGTACGGGAGGTGGCCGCCGCCTGCCGGCAGACCGCCGCCTTTACCCGATCCGCCGCGCAGTTCGCGGCCTTCCAGGTCGAACTGGAAGCGGAGCATGCCGAGGACGAGCGCCTGCTCGCGGCCTGGCTGCACTTTCTGGATCGCCTCATCAGTGCCCCGACTCGCTTGCACATGATCGGCTCGGTGCGCCTGTGCTTGCCGCTGGTGGCCCACTACCTGCCGGAGGTCGGCGATGGCGACCCTCGCTGAAATTCGCGACCTGCTGCAGCGCGGCGAAACCGTGAGTCTGCAGCGCCGTTACGTGGCGCGCGTGCTGGAAGGCCTGGCCGCCTCGGCGCAGGGCACCGAGCAATACCGCGTGACCCCGCGGCCGGGTCGCATGGCCGACCTGGTCCTGGAGCGAAAATGAACAATCGTCACGGGCTGGACGTGGACTACTTCCGGCGCAAATTGCTGCGCCTGGCCCGTGACCTGGAGCAACAAACGCCGTCCGACTTTGCTCGGGACTGTGCGCGTCTGTCGTGTCAGGCAGACGCGGCGGTGCGGGCTCAGGCAGAGTACGCCCGCCCGGCGCCGGCCCCCGACGATCAAGACCTGCAGGAGGAGCGCTAATGCCCCGTTACTGGATTCGTTTCACTGTGACCACCAAGCGCCAAAGCACGGAGCACACGCGCACTCTGGAAACGGAATTCCCGCTCGAATACGACAGCGATATCGCCGCATTGCAAAAGGCCCTGGAGGCGTCCCGCAGCCCTGGCAGCACGGTGACGCTGACCACCTGGCGCGAACTCAAAGGCGAGTCGCGCTACGTCGATCCCTGGTCAACCACGCATAACCCGCTGGCCGATCCGACGCAGCCGGCAGGCTGGATCTATACCCTGCACCTGGACGAGGGGCGGACCGTCAGCCGCTTCAGCTGGACCCCGGACAATCCGTTCGGCGATGTCGCTGCCGGGCAGGCGCTGACCGTGGCGCCGTTGAAGGTCGACCTGGACGAGGCGACGTCGTGACGGCGTGCCTGGGGCTGGTCGGTGAGGCGCGGCTGGGCGCGACCCCGGCTGGGCTGGTACGCTGGCACCGCTGCCGGGCGGTGGCAGTTGGCCGCGCCGCGCCGCTGTGGCAAGGTGCGCGCCAGTCTCATGGATTTGATGCGAGGGTATGCATGATTGGAAAGGCCTTGGATGAGGATGCGTTGCGGCTGCTGGTGAGCCAGCAGGCGGTGCGCGAGTGCAAGGTGGCCCGGCAACGGCAGGCCCCGCAGCGCTGGACCCTGGAGGTGCGCTTGGGCGGGTCGCAGGCGCGCTGGATACCGGTGCGCTCGCGGCGTGAACCGGTGCGAACCTGGGCCAGCCTGGAGACCCTGAGCCGCTTTGCCGTGGCGGTCGGCCTGCAGGAGTTTGTCGTGGAGCTGTGACCGGTCACATGCGCACAAAAAAGCCCCGAACCAGTCGGGGCTTTTTGTTGGGCGCTGGAGCGGCCTAGCGGTTCCACCGTGCCAGGGCCAAGGCTTGCTTGGTCCGCGGTGAGCAAGTGGCGAGGAAGTAGGCCATCTGCCGCGCGGACAGGTTCAGCAGTTCGTTCAGCGGTTTGGCGCGCAGGGTGGTATATTCGTGCTCTGACATGTCGGTTACCTTTTGCGGGGTTTCGGTGTGTTATGAGCGCCCAGGTCTTCGACCACCTGGGCGCTCAATCCCTTCTCAGTTGCTGGGTTCCCAGCCTTTCTTTTTCATGTAATCAGCCATCGCTTCTTTCAGCACATCCACTTGCGCCATGTCGTTGCTCGCGCAGAACAGGCGGAAGTTGCGGCGGTACTCCTGGGCGACCTTAAAGCCCAAATCCACCAGTTTGTTATCGGCCGGCACCTTGGTGTTGTTGCCGACGCTGGCCGTTTCCGCGGCGGACTGCGGCGGCTCGCCCAGGCTGCGGCGCGGGGGCTTGGCCACTTTGACGGCTGGGGCGGTAGTGGGCTTGGTTTGGGTGGTATTGGTGGGCATGGCAGTGATCCTGTGGTGAATGACTGGAGCTTAGCAGGGGTTGCGCTAATTAGCTAATTCGCTAATTGGCTATGCGGATCAAACCGCGGTCAGCCGTTCAAAGTGGTCAACGGCGGATTGGATGACTTCCAGGGCTTTCAGGCGCGGCCCTTTGTACGGGGTTTCGATGATCGAGCGGCCTTCGTTCATGGCGTTGGCGTAAGCGTCTTGATGCTGAATCGAGCCGGCGAGCACGGCAAAGCGGGTCTTGCCCAGGTACTCGCGCGCGAGGTCAATCGGCGCCTTGCGCGCTGTGGCCTTGCACAAGGCAAAGACCAGGCGCTCGGCGGGGATGCCGTGTTGGTCGACCAGACTGTTGGCCAGGGCCACCTGCGGCTCCAGGTCATCCAGGGTCAGGCCGGTGGGCAAAATCAGCAGCTGACAGGCTTTGGCGATCTTCACGGTTTCTTCGGTGGCGTTGGCCGGGCCGTCGAAAATGAACAGGTCCGCGTCACCGGCGCGGCTGAGGGCGGTGGCGACGTTTCCATACAGCTGCACTGGCACGTCGGGGGTGATGCCGGCGCGCAGGCGGCGGTGTTGCCAGTTGGTGGCGGTGGCTTGTTTGGTGTCGAGGTCGATGATCTTCATCAGCCAGCCGGCTTCGGTGTAGGCGGTGCCGAGGGCGCGGGCCATGGTGGATTTCCAGGCGCCGCCTTTCTGTGAAATGCAGCCGATAGCGAGGGGGATTTGCATGCGGGGTTTCCTTGTGCGATTTAGCGAATTAGCTAACGTCGGAGCCAGTATAGGCAGCACGGGGGAAACTGCATAGCGAATTTGCGAATTAGCTAATGGGCTAACTCGCAAACTGGAGAGGGCCGGGGGTGGCGGCTGGGCGGGGGCGGTCTGTTACTGCGGGGCGACGAGGGCGGTCGGGGTCATTTGCCCCGTCATATGGGACAGTTCGTCCAGGGATTCGGTCAATTGCGCGGCCAGTGCTGCGATCCGTTCGAGTGCGTTCAGATCGCCTTCGCTGATGGCCACTTTGGCCATCGCCTCAATCCCGGCAGCCTGTGCGCTTTTCCGCGTCAGCCGGGTAAAGAGGTAGCGTTGCGTGTCTTCAGTGAACAGCACCACACCATCAATCATTCCGTTAGTCATCAGATTACTACCTTGCAAACTGTTAATTACACTTATGCTGTAAGTGTTGGGCGTAAGAACGCCCCGTGAGGGGCAGGGGGTTTAGCGCAGGTGAGCGATCATTCTAACGCGGCCGAGGATGTGCATGCCGGCCATGGTTTGCGCGCTGACTTGTTCGTCGGGAAAGCGCTCGCGCAACTCGGCCTGAATGCAATACGAGCCGTCGATGTTCTGCCGAATCCAGCGCAGCCACAGGCGCCCGTTAATGATCAGCGCGAACAGGTCATCTTGCAGCACCTTGGTGTCGGTCAGGTCGATCAACACCCGATCATCCTTGGTGATGACCCCGCTCATGCTGTCGTCGGGGGCGACCACCAGCAGCAGGCGCTCGCGGTCCAGCTTGAACTCTTTGAGAAAGGTCTTGCGAAAGGCCAGGGCATCGTCGGCCAGCTCGATCAAGCCACTGGCGGTGGCGATCGGTTCGGCCAAGGGCACGGTGTAGCGGGCGGCTTCTGGTGAGGTGCCATCGTCGTCGGAGAGTGCCGCGAGCCAGGCCGCCGGCTTGCCGAATAGTTGACTGAGGGCAATCAGGATGTCGCCGGGCGGGATGTTGATGCCGAGTTCCCAGTTACCGTAGCGCGAGGGGATGACCTTGTTCTGAACGATGGCCGACAGGTTTTGCGCGGTCTCTTGATAAGTCCAGCCTTTGGCGGCGCGGCAGGCCTTTAGGCGGGCGGAAATCTTGGGGCGAATATCAAACATGGGTATCTCGACCAGTTGTCTACTGCTCCAAATATACACGCAAACTGTAAAATAACATTCAAGCTGTTGTTTTTTTCTGAGGCCCGCATAGAATAACCAGTAATACTGTTTAAAACAGGTTGCTCTGTGGAACTCAACGATTGGATCAACAGCTTGGCCCCCACCGCGGCCTCACAGGTCGCGGCGGATCTGCTCGGCGAAAAGCGCCGCACCGTGGATTCCTGGCGGCGCTTTGAAAACCCGCCGGTGTTCCGCGCGGCGCACAAGATCACCCGCGTGTCACAGGGCCTGGTCGACTTCAACGGCATTTATGCGCCGTATGCGCGTGCCCTGGAGGCTGGCCATGTCCAGTCCTAAGCCGTGGCTGTGGTCGTCGCTGGTGATCAGCAAAAAGCTCGAGCAGCGCTTTGGCCTGATCGGCATGGCCCGGCTGTTAAAGCTGGTGGAGCTGGTCGACGAGCGGTTGCCGGCGGAAGGGCCGTTGACCGTGGTGCTGGCCTGGGGTGATTTCCTCACCGAGCTGAGCTGCAACCAGGAGCAGGCCACCGAGTTCCTCGCCTATTGCGACCATGCCCGGGTGCTGGACCAAGCCACCGAGGACGGCCGCTTGCGCCTGACCCTGGTCGGCGAGCTGGCCTTGCGCTTGCGCCCGGCCGTGCCGACCCCGCAGCCGCAGGCCTCCGGGCGCCTGCTGTTCGACACCGATAAGCAGTGGGCCGCCTGGTTTAAAGACGACCTCAACTGCCCGCCATACCTGGCCAATGATCCGCTGACCCGCCAATTGTTCCGCCGCTGGTGTGCCACCAACGTCACGGTCGATGAAGTCGAGGCCGCCACCGAGCGCGCCTTGGCCGCCGGTGAAGCGCCGCTGCCGTTGGTGCTGCACGACCACCTGAAAGTCATCCGTCAAGCCAAGATCGACCGCGCAGTGGCCTAAGCGCGGCAAGGGGAATTGCTGTGTTGTTGATTGCTCTCTCGGGCGGCCTGCCCGCTGAACGTTTGGCCATTGCCGACCACCTGGTGGCATCCGGCAAAGCCCGCCTGGCGTCCTATGCGCAGACCACGCCGCGGGCTGACTTCGGCGTGTCGCGTGCGCGCATCCTTGGCGAGGCCTTGTCCAGCCTGGAAGGCCGGCGCTCGCTGGCCGGGGGCTTGGTGGTGGTGCATTGCCTGTCGGCCGAGGAGGCGCAGCTGGTGCGCGAACAGGGCGGGGTACTGTGGCATGTGCATGGCAGCATTCATTCCGGGTCGGTGGCGATTCGCCGCGAAGACGTGATGGTCACCGATGGCCAGGCCGGTTACGCCCATGTCCGCGCGCCGCTGGAGGCGCTGTCCGAGCTGCTGCTGGCTCAGGGCTTGGGCAAGCGAGCCACCACTCTTGGTTAGCCGGGCACTGCCGGGCTACGCCTATGGCGATCCGGCGAAGATTGTCGAAGCGCAGGAGATTCGCGCCAAGGGCTGCAGCGTGTGTACGCGGGCGGTGTTCATCTTTGATCTGCCGGTGTGCAGCAACAACTTGAAGTTTCCGGCCTGTCGCCGGGATCGCAGAAACGGCCATCAGCTGACCCCTGAAGCCGGCGGCTAAGGGGCAAGCAATGGCAAGGCGCGCGCGCAACGGATTGGACGATGCCCTGGAGCTGTGGGCCCGCTGGTGTTTTGCCGGCGGTGAGCAGGCCAGTGCTGGTCGCTCGATGCTGGCCAAGTTGATCGACAACAAGGGCGAGCTGATGTTTGGCAGCAGTGGTGGCTCGCGTGAGCCGTCCGACAGCCTCGAGGCGCACATTGAATCGGCCGCCCTGCGCTTGTTTGCCCGTGACCCGTTGTGCGCCGATGTGCTGCGCCTGGAGTACGGCGCCGGTTGGTGGCAAGTCGCCAAGCGCCGGCGCATCGGCGGCTATGACCCGCGAGGCATCGGCCAGTTTGAACACGCCGCGGCCCTGGGCATCAGTCTGCGGACCTACCGCCGGCGGTTGGCCGAGGCTCGCGCCTTTATCGAAGACCAAGTGGGGACCGTATGACCATGCACCCGTTGTTTGCTGGATTTAAGGACGTCAGTCCCTACGCGCTGGGCGCTGCCCTGGGCTTTGCGGTGCATGTCGAGGTCGGGCGCGGCAGCTTGCCGTCGGAGCTGCCGACGGAAGTGGTTGGGCGCCTGCAGGCCGGTGGAGATCTGGCCGGTCATCTGTGGGCCGGTGGCTGGGAGGCGCCGGGGCGTGCGCACTGCCTGATGTTCGTCAAGCCGCTGACCGCGCTGGCCTCGGTGTGCTGGCTGGCCGGGCTGGGTGGACAGTGGATCGATCTGCGCCCGAGCTACTTCTACACCGGCGCGCAGGTGCTGGGCGATCTGGAGGCGGCGCTGTACGCGGCCGGCGGTGAATCGACGTTGGGCTGGCCACGGGTGGCGCCGGCGGACACGCAACTGTTCGCTGAGGCCTTCGCCTTGCTCCTGGACGGGTTTATGGTGCAGTCCGGCAACGATCAGTTGCCCTTGGAGTGTCTGGAGCTCTCTCCATCATGCTGACCTATGGCAGCGTCTGCAGCGGTATCGAGGCCGCGACGGTGGCCTGGCACCCGCTGGGGTTCAAGGCCGAGTGGTACGCCGAGATCGAGCGCTTCCCGTCGGCCGTGCTGGCCCATCACTACCCACAGATACCCAACCTCGGTGACATGACCCGCCTCGGCGCTCAGGTGCTGGCCGGCAAGATCGCCGCGCCGGACATCCTCGTCGGTGGTACCCCGTGCCAGGCCTTTAGTGTCGCCGGTATGCGCGAAGGTCTTGCCGACCCGCGCGGCGCCCTCACCATCAAATACGTGGAGCTCGCAGATGCAGTTGACTATGTTCGCGCCGGCCAGCGAAAGCCCGCCTGCGTTCTCACCTGGGAAAACGTCCCCGGCGTCCTCAGCGACAAAGGGAACGCCTTCGGATGCTTTCTTGGTGCGCTTGCTGGGGAAGACTGCGAACTGCAGCCTTCAGGGGAAAGGTGGCCGGACGCTGGTTGTGTGTATGGACCCCGGAGAACAATCGCGTGGCGGGTCCTGGACGCCCAACATTTCGGCTTGGCCCAACGACGTCGCCGTGTGTTCGTTGTCGCAAGTGCTCGAAACGGATTCGATCCCTTCGAGGTACTTTTTGAGCGCGAAGGCCTGCGCCGGGATTGCCCGCCGGGACGGGAAGCGCAGTCACTTCATCCTACTCTCACGGCTCAAGGGGGGGGCGCTCTCGATGACCGAGAGGCATATGTGCTGGAGTCAGAAGGGGTCCGCCGAACCACTCCCGTCGAGTGGGAGCGCTGCCAGGGCTTCCCGGACAGTTACACCATGATTCCATGGCGCGGCAAGTCCGCCGAGCTGTGTCCTGATGGTCCGCGCTACAAGGCGCTGGGCAACAGCAAGGCGGTGCCTGTGGTGCGCTGGATCGGTCGGCGGCTTCAGCAGCAACTTGATTGTTCATCAAAGGAGCGGGCATGAGTCAGTCGAGAAAGGCCAGTGCCGCAGAGGCGTTGGTGGGTGTGCTCGTCGGCCTGGCCGTCAGCATGGTCGCCAATGCCATCGTCTTCCCGCTCTATGACTTCCACCCATCGCTGCTCGATAACGTTGCGATCAGCCTCATCTACACCGGTATTTCTCTGGTGCGCGGCTACTGCGTGCGCCGGGCGTTCAATCGGTTGGCCGCCCGGTGTGCTGGCAATCAATCGCTAACTAGCTAATTCGCTAAATCGCTAAGCGGGCGCCTTGTGCGTCACGGCCTCGCTTTGCCTGAAATCCGTCCAAGGAGGCTTTCCGTGCCGAAAACCCTGCAGGTCGCGCTGTCCGATGCGGCCATCAAAAAGCATGCGGCTGACCCTGCTGTTCGCGAGCTCAACGACCCGCGGCACCCCTTGCGCTTTCGCTACCGGCTCAAGGATCGCACTCAGGGCAGTTGGCATGTGGTGCGTCGTGGTCAATGGAAGAAGGCCGGCAACTGGCCGGAAATCAACGCCCGGACCATGCTCGACAACCTACCAGCGGTGTTGTCGCGCCTGCAGGTTGATCCGGCGGCGGTGGCCACGGTCGGTGCCTGGAGTAGTGTCGGCCAGTTGCTTTCCTGGTACGCCGAACGGGTCCAAGTCGGGCGCACCTTGTCCAAGCCGCGGCAAAGCACCGTGCTCTCGGCGATCCGCAGGCAACTGGTACCGCGCCTGGGTGATCTGCCCTTGGCCGACCTCAATAAGACCAGCCTGGACGAGCGCCTGTACCTGCCCCTACAAGCCGAAGCCAGCCTGGCGCATGTCCGCGCGGTGTTCGCCATCCTCAAGTTGGCCTGTCGTCGGGCCGTGGCCATGGACCGTCTGCCGACCGATCCGCTGGCTGGGGTGTCGTTTGGGCAGTTCAATAAAACCAACATCAAACCCAAGGGTGCGCGTCTGCGACATACCGCGGTACCGGCGCTGCTGGCTCATTGGGCGGCGTCCTATGTCACCGCACCGCGCCACGTGACCTTTGCCGTGCTGATGTTGGCCCATGGCACCCGCCTCAATGAAACCCGTTTGGCCCGCTGGCAGGACGTCGACCTGGTCAATGCCGAGTGGTTTATCCCGGCGCGGGTGACCAAGGGTGGCCGAGACCATGTCCTGCCGCTGACCGTCCAGGCGTTGGCCTTCCTTCAACAACATAAACGTCTTCAACAGGGGCGTGGTTATGTTGGGGCCTTTCTCTTTCCCTCGACCACCCGATCCGGCCAGCCCCTGAGTCGTGCTCAAGCCTTTGAATTGTTCACCTGGTTAGGCCAAGGCGAATGGACCAGTCACGACCTGCGCAAATTGGCCAGAACCACGTGGGCCGAGTTGGGTGTGGATTCGGTGGTCGGTCGCTTGTTGCTCAATCAGGCCCTGCCCACCCTCGAAGCCACCTATGTGCAAACCACTGCCCTGGTGCGCAAGCGTGAGGCCCTGGAGCGCTGGCACGCCTGGCTCGATGAGCGCGGGTTTGCCGCCCTGCACGGTGCGACCCCGGCAAGACCGGTCGCCACGGCCACCCCCGTTCAGCCCGCGTCCGCCGTGGCCTGCGCGGCCTTTTCCCAACCTAACGTATAAGAGGATCTAAATATGGATAAGCCAGCAAAAGCGCCGCAGGTCCTGGTGGTCAGCACCGGTCCTTGGGCGTCGATCAAGTTCGGCTTCTGGAGCTTTGTCGGGGCCATGTCCGCCTTGGGTGCGATGGTCAGCGTGGATCAGCTGCTGACGTTGGTCAGGGCGGCGCTGCGCACCTGGTTGGGGCTCTGACCATGTGCCGGCGCCGCGAGACGAATCGTTGCAGCAACTGCCAGGGCACTGAGTTCGGGATGACCAAGATTGCTGGTCGCTGGGTCTGCGACCCGTGCAATCGGCAGGAGCCTGAAGGCGATGACCTGGACATCGAAGGCTATGAAGAACGCCGCCGGCAGCGCCTGGCTGAAGCCGAGGAGTATTGAACATGGGGCCGACCAATGAGGAACGCAGCCCCGAGGCGATCCGCAAGGCTGAGCAGCGCGAGCGGGATGCCGAAGCCGGCTTCGAGGTGGTGCCGCTGCGCCTAGGCCCCGTGGAGCTGGCCATGCTGCGCAAGGGTCAGCGCGCCCGCGGGGGTGATGAGCCGTACACCGCGGTCGAGTACTTGGCCACCTTGCTGCGCCGCGACCATGCCTGGCTCCAGCAACAGCAGGGGCTGGTCGCGGGGCGGATCTGCGGGCAGTGTCGTAAGCCGCTGCCGCAAGGCTGTGGTGGTTTCTGGATCAAGGAGGTCGCCGTCTGCGAACGGGCGCAACTGGAACGCGCCATGCAGTTGTGACATGTCACAACGCTAAAAGATTGACAAAAGAGCGGTTAGACAGATTTACTGTTTTTTTACAGGAATACTGTTTACAAGGCTGGCAGTTTGCCCTAGCATTTGCTCCATCGTGGTGTTCTTGCGGACGCGGCGATACACCTGTACTGCCCCCCTAAACCCCCAGGCCTCCCCAGCCCTGGGGGTTTTTTTATTCCTTTTTTCCGTTGTCAGGGCGCGTCGGCCCTCAAAGGACCGCTGATGAATACAGATCACCAAGCCCTGACTGATATGCCGTTCTGGTTACTCGTCCTGCTGAGCATGGCCGGGCTGTCCGGCGAGATGCTGCGGGCATCGGGCAGTGACTTGAGCCTGCGGCAGATCCTGCAGCGGGTCGCGTTGCGCTTCCTGGCGTCGGGCTTGCTCGGCATGGCCACGCTGCTGCTCGCGCTGGCCGTGTGGAGCAACCTCTACCTAGCCGCCGGCCTGGGCATTGTCATCGCCGTGATCGGCGCGGACGTGGCGGGCGGGCTGTACACCCAGCTCCTGGCCAAGAAGGCCGGGCTTCCCATTGGGGAGCGTAATGACTCCGTCCGTTAAGCGCCTGCGCCGGCACGATGGCAGTCCACGGATCACCGGCCGGGCCTTGCAGAAGCGGCGCTTGAGTGTCTGGACCAAAGACCCGACCTGCGCCGTGTGTGGCCGGGTCGTGGACTTCCCGTCCGGCTTCGAGCTGGACCACCGCGTGCCGCTGTTCAAGGGTGGCGAGGACACCGAGGACAACTGTCAGGTGCTCTGCAATGGGGTCAATGGCTGCCATGAGAAGAAGACGGCCGCCGACCTCGGCTACCGCCATCGGCAGACCATCGGCCTCGACGGCTACCCCGTCCAGAGCTGACCCAAACGCGACCGATTCCCATCGGCGCGCACCAAAGGGGAGGGGGGGGTGAAAAACCTCCAACCCTCGCTGAGCGGAAACCGATCGCTCCCCTCTTTACGCATAACCGCGAAAAACGGACCGGGGGTCTACCGCGTGAAAAACCCGCTGAAAATCGTCTACCGAGCGCTAGGCGAGCTCGTACCCTATGCCCGCAACAGCCGCACCCATGACGCGGCGCAGGTCGCGCAGATCGCGGCCTCGATCCGTGAGTTCGGTTTCACCAACCCGGTGCTGATCGACGAGGACGGCGGCATCATTGCCGGCCATGGTCGGGTGCTCGGGGCCGCCAAAGAGGCCATGGAGAAAGTCCCGACCATCACCCTGGCCGGCCTGACCGAAACCCAGCGCCGCGCCTATGTGATTGCCGACAATAAATTGGCACTCAACGCCGGTTGGGACGAGGCCATGCTCAAGGTCGAGCTGGAAGCGCTCAGCGAGTTCGGTTTTGACATCGAGCTGACCGGTTTTAGCAGCGATGAAATGGCCGCGATGTTCGCCGGCGAGCCAGAGAAGGCCGGTCTGACCGACCCGGACGCGGCGCCGGATGTGGCCGATCCGGTCAGCGTGCCGGGTGACACCTGGGTGCTCGGCCCTCACCGGGTGCACTGCGGCGACTCGACCTCGATCACCGCCGTGGACACCCTGATGGCCGGGCTGATGGTCGATGCCTGCTGGACCGACCCACCGTACAACGTCAACTACGAATCGAAGCTGGCCGGCAAGATCAAGAATGACCACATGAAAGATGCGGCCTTTCGCACCTTTCTGCATGACGCTTATGTCTGTGCGTTCGCCGTGATGAAGCCGGGCGCGCCGATCTACGTGGCGCATGCTCACACCGAAGGCGTGAATTTTCACGGCGCCTTTCGCGACGCCGGATTCAAAACGTCGGGGTTCCTGGTGTGGGCCAAGGATTCGCTGGTGCTCGGGCGCTCGGATTACCAGTGGCAGCATGAGCCGATCCTCTACGGCTGGAAGCCGGGCGCGGCGCACCGCTGGTACGGCGGGCGCAAGCAGACCACGGTGATGAAGATGGGCGGCTCGATCTTCACCCAAAACGAAGACGGCACGGTCACGGTGAAAGTCGGCGGCGAGTCCATCGTCATCAGCGGCGAAAACCTCAAGGCCGCGCCGCTGGCCTCGACCGTGATCCGCTGTGAAAAGCCCAAGCGTTCCAGCGAGCACCCGACCATGAAGCCGGTCGAGCTGATCGCCAAGATGCTGCGCAACTCCACCCGCGAAGGTGACCTGGTGCTGGACCTGTTCGGCGGCTCCGGCTCGACCCTGATCTGCTGCGAAATGCTCGGGCGTCAGGCGCGCCTGATGGAGCTGGACCCACGCTTTGCCGATGTGATCGTCAAGCGCTGGCAGGACTTCACTGGCCTCATCGGCGTGCTCGAAGGTGACGGCCGAACATTTGCGGAGGTGCAAGCATGGCGGGCTCAGGACGCAAGCCAACCCCCACCGCCTTAAAGCTGGTCAAGGGCAACCCCGGCAAGCGCGCGGTGAACAAAAAAGAGGCCCAGGTGGCCCTGTCGCAGCCGACGCCGCCGGCGTTTCTCTGCGACGACGGAAAGGTCGAGTGGGGCCGGGTGGTCGACAAGCTGTACAGCGCCGGGCTGATGACCGAGCTGGACCGCGCGGTGCTCGCCGCCTATTGCCAGTCCTACGGCCGCTGGGCCCAGGCCGAGCGCGCCCTGGCGCGCATGGCTGAAAAAGATCCGCTCAACAGTGCGTTGATGGTCAAGACCACCAACGGTAACGCCGTCCAAAACCCCTTGGTCGGTACCGCCAATAAAGCCCAGGCGGACATGGTTCGGTATGCGCTGGAGTTCGGCATGTCACCGTCCTCCCGCTCTAAAGTGAACGCCACGCCCGATGACCACGAAAAAGACGCGCTCGCGGACTTCTTCGCCTGATGATCCGGCCACCCAGTACGCGCTGGAGGTCGACTCGGGCGCTCGAATTGCCGGCCCCGATATCCGTAACGCCTGTGCCCGCCACCTGCGGGATTTGAAGGACGGCCCCAAGCGTGGGCTGCTGTGGGACGTGGAGGCGGCCAACAAGGCCATCCGCTTTTACCGCCAGGTACTCAAGCTCAACGGCGGCGAGTACGAGGGTCAGCCTTTCGAGCTGCTGGCCTGGCAAAAATTCATCGTCGGCAGCCTGTTCGGCTGGAAAGGCAAGGACGGCTATCGGCGCTTTCGCGTGGCCTATGTCGAGACCGGCAAGGGTTCTGGCAAATCGCCGCTGGCCGCCGGCGTCGGCCTCACGGGCGTGCTCGCCGATGGTGAGGCGCGCGCCGAGGTGTATGCGGCGGCGACCAAAAAAGACCAGGCGATGATCCTGTTTCGCGATGCCGTGGCCATGGTCCAGCAGTCGCCGGAACTGTCCAAGCGCCTGACCACCAGCGGCACCGGGCTGAACATCTGGAACCTGGCCTACCTGAAGAACGGCTCGTTTTTCCGGCCGATCAGTTCCGACGATGGCCAGTCCGGGCCGCGGCCGCACATGGCCTTGATCGATGAGGTGCATGAGCACAAGACCAACCACGTCGTGGAGATGATGCGTGCGGGCACCAAGAGCCGCAAACAAGCGCTGATTTTCATGATCACCAACAGCGGCTCGAACAAGCTCGGTCCGTGCTGGGGTTATCACGAGTACGGCTCGCGGGTCGCCGCCGGTGAGCTGGTCGATGATGGTTTCTTTGCCTTCATCTGTTCGCTGGATGAAGGCGACGATCCGATCCGCGACGAGGGCTGTTGGTTCAAGTCCAACCCATCGCTGCAGGATGCCGATCTGCCGGGCATGAAGTACTTGCGCGAGCAGGTCACCGAGGCCCGCGGCATGCCCTCGAAAGAGGCCATGGTGCGGCGCTTGAACTTCTGCGAATGGACCGGCGCCGAGGCGCCGTGGATCAGCGCTGACGTGTGGAAGGGCGCCAAGCGTGACTTCGATTGGGAGTCGCTGCGCGGTCGCCGCGCCTATGCCGGCCTCGACTTGTCCAGTACGCAGGATTTGACCGGCCTGGTGTTCCTGGTCGAGCCGCTGCGCGAGGGCGAGCCGTGGCTGTTGGTGCCGTTCGCCTGGCTGCCGGATGACGACCTGGAGCGCAAAGGCGAACAGGACCGGGTGCCGTATGTGGAATGGCGCGACGCCGGGTTCCTCAACACCACGCCGGGCAAGGCCGTCAGTAAGCGCATGGTGCTGCAGCGTCTGTCGGCGCTGTGCGAGTTCTTCGACGTGGCGGCGGTCGCTTATGACCGCTGGCGGATCGAGGACTTGAAGTCGATGGCCGCTGACGAGGGCATCACCTTGCCGCCCATGGTGCCGTTCGGCCAGGGCTACAAGGACATGTCGCCGGCGGTGGAGCGCTTCGAGGAGCTGTTGCTCAACGGCGAAATCGTCCACGCCGGGCACCCGGTGATGAACTGGAACGCCAACAACGCGGTAACCACGTCCGACGATGCCAACAACCGTAAGCCTTCCAAGGAAAAAGCCATTGGCCGCATCGACTTGATTGTCGCCGCGATCATGGCCTGTGGCATCTCGGCCAAGGAAGACGAAAAACCGCCGGACACCAGCCTTTCCGACCACCTCGAAAAACACGGGATACGGACGCTCTGATGAAAGTATTAAAGAAACTCGGCCAGTTGATGGGCCGCAAGAGCGATCCCCTGGTCATCGACACGCCGGAAAAATTGGCGCGCGCCCTGGGGATCGGCTACGACAGCACCGCCGGGCAGATGGTCACCACCACCAGCGCCATGCAGCAGACGGCGGTGTTCAACTGCGTGCGGGTGCTGGCCGAATCGGTGGGCATGCTGCCCTGCCGGCTGTTCAAGAAGTCCGGCCGCGACTTGCTGCCGGCCACCGATCACCGGCTGCATGAGCTGTTGACCATCGCACCGAATGACTACATGACCGCCCAGGAGTTTTGGGAGCTGCTGGTGGCCTGCCTGTGCCTGCGCGGCAACTTCTTTGCCTACAAGGTCGTGGCCCTGGGCAACGTGGTCGAGCTGCTGCCGCTCAACCCGTCGATTGTCACGCCCAAGCTCAAGGACGATTGGACGGTCGAGTACAAAGTCGACTTTGCCGACGGCACCCGCTATCTGTCCCAGGATGAAATCTGGCATGTGCGCCTGTTCACCCTGGACGGTCTCAACGGTCTGAATCCGATTGCCTATGCCCGGCAAGCCCTGGGCTTGGGGCAGGCGATGGAGGCGCACGCGGCGAAGTTGTTCACCAACGGCGCGGTCACCTCCGGCGTGTTGTCCACCGAGCAGGCGTTGAGCGACGAAGCCTTCGGGCGGTTGAAGACGCAGTTCCAGGGCGAGCACATGGGCGTGGCCAACGCCTATAAGCCGATGATCCTGGAGATGGGCCTGAACTGGAAACCGATCAGCCTCAATGCCCAGGACACGCAGTTCATCGAATCCAGGCGCCTGAGCGAGTCGCAGATCTGCGGCCTGTTTCGCGTGCCGCCGCACCTGGTGGCGAACCTGGAAAAGATGACCCTGAGCAACGTCGAAAACATGGGCATGAGCTTCGTCAATTACTCGTTGGTGCCCTACCTGACCCGCATCGAACACCGCATTCAAGTCGGCCTGCTGAAGAAGTCTGAGCGAATTAGCTATTTCGCGAAGTTCAACGCCGGCGCGCTGATGCGTGGCGACCTCAAGGGCCGCTACGAATCCTACGGCAAGGGCATTCAGTGGGGGATTTTGAGCCCCAACGATTGCCGCGAACTGGAAGACCTCAACCCCCGCGAGGGCGGCGATATCTACCTGACCCCGATGAACATGACCACCAACCCCGAGGCGGACGATGCAAACAAAACAAAGACGTGACCTGCCGCTGACGCTTAAGTCGGTCAGCGAGACGGGCGAGTTTGAAGGCTATGGCTCGGTGTTCGGGGTCAAGGATGCCCACTCGGACATCATCGTACCGGGTGCCTTCCAGAAGTCCTTGGCGGCCTGGGCTTTGAAGGGCCGCTTTCCGGCAATGCTCTGGCAGCACCGCATGGACGAGCCCATCGGCATTTACACCGAGATGCGCGAGGACGACGTCGGCCTCTACGTCAAGGGGCGGCTGTTGATCGACGCTGATCCGCTGGCCAAACGTGCGCATGCGCACATGAAGGCCGGCAGCCTGACCGGTCTGTCGATTGGCTACATCCTCGCGGACAACGGCTACGAATACGACAAGGACAAGGGCGCCTGGCTGCTCAAGGAAATTGACCTGTGGGAAGTCTCCCCGGTGACCTTCCCGTCCAACGACGAGGCGCGTATTGCCGACGTGAAATCACTGCTGGCGCGCGGGGAAACGCCGCCGCCGAGCAAGGTCGAGAAAGCCCTGCGTGAAGTGGGGTTCTCGGGTTCCCAGGCCAAGGCCTTTATGGCCAAAGGCTACAGCGCCATTGGCCCGCGAGAGGCGGGGCAGGATCAAGCGCTGGACTCCGTTAAATCACTTATTTCCCGAATCTGAAGGAGCCTCTCATGGCTGTTGAATTAAAAGATGTGCAGGACGTGGCCGAAGCCCTCGGCAAAAAGTTTGACGAGTTCAAAGAGCGCAACGACAAGCGTGTCGACGCGCTGGAAGCGGAAAAGGGCAAACTCTCCGGTCAGGTCGAGACCCTCAACGGCAAGTTGACCGAGCTGGACGAGTTGAAGTCCAACCTGGAGAAGGAGCTGCTGGAGCTCAAACGTCCAGGTGGCGGCGGTAACAACAAGGCGGTGTCTGAGCACAAGGCAGCGTTCCTGTCGTTCGTGCGCAAGGGTAAAGAAGACGGCCTCGCCGAGCTGCAGCAGAAGGCCCTGCAGACCACCGTCGATGCCGACGGCGGTTTTGCCGTGCCGGAAGAGCTGGACCGCAACATCCTCACCCTGCTGAAAGACGTATCGCCGATGCGCCAAGTCTGTGGGCAGATGACCATCGGTACCGCGGACTATAAAAAACTGGTCAGCCAAGGCGGTGCTGGTTCCGGCTGGGTCGGCGAAACGGACGCACGCCCAGAAACCGGCACTCCGACCCTGGCACAGATCGCGGCGTTTATGGGCGAGATTTATGCCAACCCGAAAGCGACCCAGACCAGCCTCGACGACCTGTTCTTCGATGCCGAGGCCTGGCTCAACGGCGAAGTGGCCCGCGAGTTTTCCGAGCGCGAAGGCGCCGCCTTCCTCACCGGTGACGGCACCCTCAAACCGAAAGGTTTGCTGGCCTACACCATGGCCTTGACCGACGACAAGACCCGCGCCTTCGGCCAGCTGCAGAAGATCAAATCGGGCACTGCCGGCGACTTTGACGCCGATGACCTGCTCAAACTGGTGTACAGCCTGAAGGCCGGCTATCGCCCTGGTGCGAATTGGATGATGCCAACCATGACCCTGTTCAAGGTGCGCACCTTCAAGGACGCCACCAGCGGCGCCTATATCTGGCAGCCGGGTCTGCAGGCCGGTCAGCCGTCGAGCCTGCTCGGCTACGGCATCGCCGAAAACGAGGACATGCCAGCGGTGGCGGCGGATGCTAACGCGGTGGTGTTTGCCGACTTCAAACGCGCCTACACCATTGTCGACCGCCTCGGCACCCGCGTGCTGCGTGACCCGTACACCAACAAGCCGAACGTCAGCTTCTACACCACCAAGCGCGTCGGCGGCATGCTGACCGACTCGTGTGCGGCCAAGGTGCTGACCCTCAGCGTGTAACCGCCCAGGGCACCCTGCGGGGTGCCCTGGCTTCAAGGAGGTAGGGTTATGCCAAGAATTCTAGTCACCGCGGCCTTCAAGTTCGCGGTCGATGGCCTGCATGTGATCGAGGTCGAGCCGGGCGAGCAGGACGTGTCCGAGCGCTGCGCCGAAGTGGCGGTGGACCACCTCAAGGTGGCGAGTCGTTTGGATGGCTCTGCGCCCGTCAAGCCGGCGATCCCGCCCAAGCCTGTGGCTAAGCCGAAGACTGCCGCCAAACCCAAGGCGAACGCCGGGGGCGCGGCATGATCGATCTGGCCAAGGTGAAGTTGCACCTGCGGGTCGATGTGGCGGATGAAGATGAGCTGCTGCAGGACTACATCGACGCGGCGATCAGTTCGTTCCAGACCTGGTGCAACCGCACCTTGGTCGCGCCGGGCGAGGCGTTGCCGGAGCCGCTGGGCAATGCCCTGGTACTGAGCAAGAGCATTGCCCAGGGCGCGCTGTTGTTGATCGGGCATTGGTACGCCAATCGTGAATCCTCGGTGCTCGGGGTGGCCGCGGAGCTGCCGCTGTCCACCCAGGCGTTGTGGCGTCCGCACCGTTGGATGAACATCTGATAAGGAGAGGCCATGGCCTATCGAGAACCGGCGGCCGGCGATCTGACCCGGCGGGTCGCCATCCGCCTGCGCACCGATATCCCGGCCGACGACATGGGCGTGGACTCGGAGTTTTCCGAGATCAAACCGCGTTGGGCCAAGATTGAACCGGTCGGCACCGGCGTGTATTCGGCCGGGGTGCAGACCGGCAACAAGGTCACGCACCGGATCTGGATCAGGGCACTGCCGGGCGTCACCGAGGCGCATGAAGTGGTGCACGTCACGCACCTGCCCGGCGCTCCGGTGTATTCGGTGGTCGAGGGTTCGCCGATCTACCGGATCAAACGTAATGCCGACTTGAACGGTGGCCGGCGTTTCACCCTGCTCGAGGTCGAGGAGCTGGGAGCGACTCAAGCGGGGTTAAACATCTATGGCGAGTAGTCCAGCGGCATACCTGCACTTTGGCGAGTTTGACTCCTACGGCAAGCTCGACTTCGACAAAAAAGCTATCCGCAAGGGCATGCGCCTGGTCGGTGCCCTGGTGCGCCGGGAAGCCCGCGCCCTGGTCAACAAGCATGAGCCTTCGGCGGGTGGCGAGTATCCCGCGCGCGCCGCGGGCCTGCTGTACCGCTCGATCCGCGCCAAGGTCAGCCGGCCGGGGTTTCTGGTCAAGATCGCCCCGCAAAAGATCGCCGGCATGAAGGACTTCTACCCGGCGTACCTGCATTACGGGGTCAAGCAGGGCGGGCGTTTGAAGTCGCTGAACCCCGACAAGATCAAAGGTCGTGGCCGCCGCGGTCGGGGTGTCCGGGCCGCCGCCCTGGCCGCACGGGCCGCCGGCGCCTGGAAGCTGGAGCCGCGTAAAAACTTCATGGCCGATGCCTTGGAGAGCAGCACGGACCGGGTCCAGCAGATCCTCCGACAAGCGTTCGCCGACTCGCTGAAGTGAGCGGTGTGGGTGTGTGATGCCCGCTTCGGCGGGTTTTTTTTCGCCTGGACATAACCGATGAAAATTACGCCTGTCGTGGCGCACCTGCGCCAGTACTGCCCGAGCTTCCAAGACCGTGTGGTCGGGGGCATTGATTTCGAGGCGGTGGCCAACAGCACCAAGCTGAGCCGGCCGTCCGCCTATGTGATTGCCACCGGTGATGTGGCCCGCAAAAACCAGATGCAGAACGCGGCGCAGCAAGTCATCCGCGATGACTTTGACGTGGTCCTGGTGCTCGACACCCAGGACGAGCGCGGCCAGGAAGCGGTCGACCTGCTGCACGACCTGCGTGCCGAGTTGTGGCGTGCCCTGGTCGGCTGGACGCCCGGCCCGGAGTACGACCCCATCGAATACGCCGGCGGCGAGGCGGTGGCGATCAACCGCGCGCGGGTGCTCTACCGCTTCAGCTTCACCGCCGAGTTCCAGCTGGGGCGCAACCGGCAGAGCGAGCCGGCCGAGACCTGGGTCGAGCATGAGCTGGACGGCCTGCCGCCGCTGGTGGGCCTTGACGTCCGCGTGGACTTCATCGACCCGGCTGATCCCAACCTGTCGCAACCTGGCCCCGATGGCCGGGTCGAGGCGACTTTCTCCGTTGAACTACCGCAACCCACTGAGGACTCTCCATGAGCCGCATGACTGTGTACCCCGCCGCGGGCCGGGTGGTGCCCGACCCTGAAGCCGGCGGCAACTTGCCCGCGGAGGGACGTGACGTCCCGCGTGACGCTTATTGGCTGCGCCGCCTGCAGGATCAGGACGTCACCCTCGACGCGCCGAAGCAGGCCAAGGCCACCCCTAAAACCCCGGCTTCGGCCACCCCTGGGAGCGCTGAATAATGCCGGTCAATTTCAATTCCATCCCCAGCGATCTGCGCGTGCCGCTGTTCTACGCCGAGGTCGACAATTCGCAGGCCAACAGCGGCGGTTCGCGCATGCCGCGGCTGATCGTGGCGCAGGTCAACGACGACGCCACCGCGGCGGAAATTGGCCAGCTCACCCTGGTATCGAGCCTGGGCCTGGCCAAGAGCATCGGCGGCATCGGCTCGATGCTCGCGCAGATGTACGACACCTGGCGCCGTAGCGATCCGGCGGGCGAGGTCTGGTGCCTGCCGCTCAAGGGCACCGGCGTCAAGGCGTCCGGTACCGTGACGCTCACCGGCACGGCCACCGCCGGTGGCGAGCTGAACCTGTATGTCGGTGGCAGCCGTGTGCGCGCGACCGTGACCAAAGGCGCCACCCCGACGGCCGCGGCCGCGGCGTTGGCGGCGGCAGTGAATGCTGCCGGGCTGCCGGTGACGGCCGTGGCGGCCGTCGGCGTGGTGACCCTGACCTGTAAATGGTCTGGCCTGAGCGGTAACGACCTGGCGCTGCAACTCAATCGTTTGGGCCGTAACAACGGCGAGGCCACCCCCGCCGGGCTGACCGCCGTGGTGGCGCCGATGACTGGCGGCGTGGGCACGCCCGACGTCGCGGTGGCCTTGGCCAGCCTCGGCGACGAGCCGTTCGAGTTCATCTGTGCGCCGTGGGCCGATGCCACCTCGCTGGACGCTTGGAAAGCCTTCATGGACGACTCCAGCGGCCGCTGGAGCTGGGCCAAGCAGCTTTATGGGCATGTCTACACCGCCCAGCGCGGCACCCTCGGCGAACTGGTGGCGTTGAGCGCGACGCGCAACGATCAGCACGCCACCATTCACGGCTTTGAAGCGAGCTGCCCTGATCCGGTGTGGAACGTGGCGGCGGCCTATGCGGCGCGCACGGCGGTGTTCATCTCGGCGGACCCGGCGCGGCCGACGCAAACTGGCGAGCTGGCGGGTATCACCCCGGCCCCGGCCGGTGCGCGCTTCACCTTGACCGAGCGCCAGTCGTTGTTGAGCCGCGGCATTGCCACGGCCTACTTCGGTGGCGGCGCGCAGCGCATCGAGCGGGCGATCACCAGTTATCAGTTCAACGCCTTCGGCCAGGCGGATGACTCCTACCTGGACAGCGAGACGCTGCACCAGTCGGCGTTTGTGATTGGCACCCTGAAGTCGCGGGTCACCAGCAAGTACGGCCGGCACAAGCTGGCCAATGACGGCACGCGCTTCGGCGCTGGCCAGGCCATCGTCACGCCGAACGTGATTCGCGCGGAAATGATCGCCGGCTACTACGCGCTGGAGCAGCTGGGCATCGTGGAAAATGCCGACGCCTTCGCGGCGCACCTGATCGTCGAGCGTTCGAGCACCAACCCGAACCGGGTGAACATCTTGTATCCGCCGGACCTGGTCAATCAGCTGCGGATCTTCGCGCTGCAGTACCAGTTCCGCCTGCAGTACGCGGTCTGAATTCACCCCCGTTCATAGCCCGCCGCGTGCGGGCTTTTTTGTAGGAGAGAGGCCATGGGCCAGAAAGTTGCGGGCACCGTCTACATCAAGGCAGACGGCGTTCAGTTCACCGTTACCGGCGGTGTGGAAGTGCCGCTGAGTGACGTCAAGCGCGAAACCGTGGCGCCGGGCTTTTTCAAGGAAGAGGACCTGCCGGCGTTTGTGAAGGCCACCGTGGTGGATTCGCCGGACCTGCCGATCAAGCAAATCATGGCGGCCACCGACCAGACGATCACCGTCGAGTTCAAGAACGGCCGGGTCTACGTGCTGGCCGGTGGTTATGTGGTGGACGAGCCGACGTCCAAGGGCGATGACGGCACCATCGACATTCAGTGGGATGGCAACAAAGGGGGCTTCCAATGAGCCAAGTGACGACCTACAAACTGGCCGCGCCGATTCAGGCGCATGACCAGGAAGTGCTGGAGCTGACCCTGCGCCGGCCGACCGTGGCCGAGGTCCGCGCGATCAAGGCGTTGCCGTACAAAATCGACAAAAACGAGGACGTCTCGCTCGACCTGGACGTGTCGGCCAAGTACATCGCGATCTGTGCCGGCATTCCTTCGCCGTCGGTCAACCAGCTGGACCTGGCGGACCTGAACAAACTGGCGTGGGCGGTTTCGGGTTTTTTCATGACTGCGGCATCGGTGAAGTCGACGACCTGATTGCCGTGGTCTATGACCTGGCCTTTTTCTGGAAGGTTGGACCCGAACAGATGATGGTGCTGCCGCTGGATACGTTCGCCGAATCGCTGGCGAACGCCCAGCGCATTAATCAAGTTCAGCAGGGGTAGGGTATGGCCGATAAGTTTCAACTCAAGGCGCTGATCACCGGCGTCGACAAGCTGTCACCGACCCTGGCCGGTATCCGGAAAAACGTCTCCGGCTTTCGCAAAGGGCTGGAGAGCACCGGGCTGGGCAAGATCGGCTTTAGCGACATCGTCACCGGCGGGGCCTTGGCGGCCCCGTTCCTTGCCGGGGCCGCGGCGGCGATTGAATTCGAGTCGCAAATGGCCGATGTGAAAAAGGTGGTCAACTTTGACACCCCGACGCAGTTCAAGCAGATGGGCGAGGACATCAGCAAAATGTCCGAGCGGCTGCCGATGGCCGCCAATGACATCGCCAAGATCGTCGCCGCCGGCGGCCAGTCGGGCATAGCCCGCGAGGAGCTGCTGGGCTTTGCTGAGGCGGCGGTGAAGATGGGCATTGCCTTCGACCAGAGCGCTGACGAAAGCGGCAGCATGATGGCGACGTGGCGCACGGCGTTCAAAATGACCCAGACCGATGTGGTCGGCTTGGCGGATAAAATCAACTACCTGGGCAACACCGGCCCGGCCAACACCAAGCAAATTTCCGGCATCGTTACGGAAGTCGGGGCGCTGGGTGAGGTGGCCGGCCTTTCGTCGGGGCAGATCGCCGCGATGGGGGCGACCATGGCCGGCGTCGGCGTGAAGCAAGATGTGGCCGCGACCGGCATCAAGAACTTTATGTTGGCGCTGACCAAAGGTTCGGCGGCGACCACAGCCCAGGCGGAGGCTTACAAGGCGTTACGGCTGGACTCGAAAAGCGTGGCGGTGGCGATGCAGAAAGATGCGCAGGGGACCATGCTGGATCTGCTCAAGCGCATTTCGCAGGTCGATAAAGCCAAGCGTCCCGCGTTGCTGACCAATTTATTCGGCAGCGAATCGATCTCGGCCATTACGCCGCTGTTGACCAACCTGGCGCTGCTCGAGAGCAACTTGCAAAAGGTCGGCGACACCACGAAATATGCCGGCTCGATGGATACGGAGTACGCCTCGCGCGCGGCCACCACGGCCAACAACCTGCAGCTGTTGCGCAACGCCGCGGCCAGCGTCGCGCGAGCGGTGGGCAATGCCCTGCTGCCGGGGATCAACGCGGTGGTCGATAGCCTGCGGCCGATGATTTCGACCGCGGCCGAGTTGATCCAGGCCAACCCACAGTTGGTCAAGGGCCTGGCCATCGCCGGCGCAGCCTTCACCGCGCTGCGCATTGGGGTGTACGCCGCGACCGTGGCCACCCGGGTGTTGGGCGTGGCGTTTGCCGCCTCGCCGGTGGGCATCATTGCCGTGGGCATTGCGGCGGCGGCCGGGTTGATCGTGGCCAATTGGGACACGGTCGGGCCGTTCTTCACCGCGCTATGGGAGTTGATCAAGGCGCTGGCCACCCCGTTCATGGACTTCATGAAAACGCTGTTTGATTGGTCGCCGCTGGGCATGCTGGTCAAGCACTGGTCGCCGATCACCGCCTTTTTTAAAGGGTTGTGGGAGGGCGTTAAACCGTATCTGCAGCCGATCCTGAGTCTGTTCGGGATGGAGGAGGGCGGCGCGGGGCTCACGGCCAAGGTGGCGAGTTACGCCGAGGAGCAACGTCAGCGCAATGCCGGTGCTGGCGGCGGTACCGGCGCGTTCCTGCAGGCCGACGCGGTGAACATTGCCAAGGGCCAACAGGCGCAACGCAACCTGACCCAAGCCGGCCTCGATCCCGGGCAACTGTTGCGGCCGCCGGCGATGCCGGCCCCGGGCGCTCTGCTGCAGCAGGGCGCGGGGAATAACCGGGCGCAGTTGGAAGGCGGCCTGGTGATGCGTTTCGAGAATGCCCCGCCCGGCTTTCGGGTCGATCCGGGGACCAGCAATCAGCCGGGTCTGTCGATCACGCCGAAGGTCGGCTACCGCTCGCTGGCAGGGAGTAACCCGTAATGAGTGAATGGCGTGACCGCAAACAAGGCGCCTCCTTTCGAGGGGTGCCGTTCCTGGTGGACACCGACAGCGTGCCTGTCGGGCGGCGGACCCAGTTGCATGAGTTCCCGCAGCGCGATCAACCCTTTGTCGAAGACCTCGGGCGGCGCACCCGGCAATACAAGTTCACCGGCTTTGTCGCCGGTGATGACTTCCTGGCGCAACGCGACCGCCTGCTGACCGCGCTGGACACGCCCGGCGCCGGTGAGCTGGTGCATCCGTGGTTCGGCCGCCTGACCGTGACCGCCGGCGAGTGCGAGTTATCGCATGCACGCACTGAGCTGGGCATGGCGCGCTTTAACCTGGTGTTTATCGACGGCATGCTGGAGTTCCCAGCGCAGTCGCCGAACACCCGCCGCGCGCTGGCGGCGCAGGCGCCGAGCCTGCTGGGCTCGATCAAGGAGCGCTTCAACGCGGCCATGGCCCCGGTCGATTTGGCCCGGCAACGGGCCAGCGCCGTGCGTTCGGCGCTGTCGGGGGCCATGGGCTTTGCGCTGAAGTTCCTCAGTCCCGGTACCGCCTTGGGCACCGATATCAGCGGTCTGGTGTCCTCGCTGATGAATGGCCCGGGGGCGTTCGCTGACAGCCTGCTGTCCGGGATCAGTGGCCTGGAGCGCTCCTTCAGCGGCTACGGCTCCAGCGGTTCGTTTAGCGGCAGCGCCGCCAAGGCGGCGGCGGTGTCGGCGTTGCCGACCTCGGCGCCGGTGCCGGTTGACCCGGAGGTGGCGACCATTCAGCGCGCGGTGATTGGCCTGGTGCAGGATGCGGCGCTGTTGGATGTGCTGCTGGACATGGCCGAGGTGCCGGTCGCGGTCCGTCAGGGGGTTAGTGCGCCGGCGGCCGTGGACGTACAACTGGCGCAGCAAGGGGCCACGGTCGAGGCCGGTACCGAGGTCGAGACGGCGGTGCCGGTGGCCGATGACGTGCTGGCGGTGCGTGACTCGATCAGCGAGGCGTTGTGGTCGGTGGCGGGGGAAAGCCCGCCGGAACACTTCGGCGTGCTGAGCGAGGCGCGGGTGGCCCTGGATCGGCACTTGACCGAGGTGGCGCGCAGTGGGGTCGGGCTGCGCGTGTATGCCCCGGCTGAAACTGTATCGGCCTTAGTGCTGGCCAATGCGCTGTATGGCGATGCGCTGCGCAGTGGTGAAATCGTTGCGCGTAATCGTGTGCGTCATCCGGGCTTCATGCCCGCCACCGAACTTCAAGTCGCGAAAACCTAACCATGGACGAGCTGAACAAAGTCACCCTGAGCGTGGGTGGGCACGACTACGCCGGTTGGAAAAGCGTCAGTATCGGCGCCGGTCTGGAACGTCAGGCGCGGGATTTTAACCTGGGCGTGACCTGGCGCTGGCCGGGCAGCGCCGAGGTGCCGGTGCGGATCGCCCAGGGCGAAGCGGTGGAACTGCGCATTGGCCCGGATCTGCTGTTGACCGGTTATGTGTTCAGCACGCCGGTTCGTTACGACAGCGAGTCGGTGACGCTGAGCATTAGCGGACGTTCGCGTACCGCGGATCTGGTCGACTGCGCCGCGGTCAATCAGCCCGGGCAATGGCGCGGGCAAAGCGTGCAAACGATCATCGCGGCGATTGCCGGTGAATACGGGATCAAGGTGGTCAACGATGCCGCGGTGACCTTGGGCCTGGAGGACCACACGCTGGAGCCGGGCGAGACGGCGTTTGAAAGCATCGACCGGCTGTTGACCCTGTCACGGCTGTTCAGCACTGACGATGGCCAGGGGCGCCTGGTGATCGCCCGTGCCGGCAGTGCCGGGCGCGCGGTCGACACCCTGGAGCTGGGCAAAAACCTGCTGTCCGGCGATACCGCGCTGGACTTTTCCAACGTGTTTTCCGAATACGTCAGCAAGGGTCAGCGCAGCGGCAGCGACACCAGTTTTGGCGCCGCGGCCAGCGAGGTCGAAGCGCGCCTGAGCGACCCGCGCCTTGCCCGGCGACGGGTGAAGGTCATCCAGCAATCCGGGCAACTGACCGCGGCGCTGGCCCGCGAGCGGGTCGAGTGGGAACGGGCCAGCGCGGTCGGTAAAGCCTTGACCGTGAACTACGTGGTGCAGGGCTGGCGGCAAAGCAACGGCGCGCTGTGGCGGCACAACATGCTGGTGCGGGTGGTCGATCCGTTGATCGGCATCGACCGCGACATGCTGATCAGTGAAATCAGTTACGAGCTGAGCGAGCAGGGCACCACGGCCAAAATCAGCGTGGCGCCGCCGGAGGCTTTCCTGCCGGAGCCGAACGACGCGCAGGCCAAACGCAAGCTCAAGAAAGGCAAGAAGACCGACAACTTTGAATACCTCATTCCAGCGGACTACAAACCATGAAAAACGGCATCGCGAACTTTCTGGCCCGCGGCATGGTGGCTCTGGGCAACTCGGCCAGCATGCTGCAAAGCCTGCAGCTGCGGCTGTTGGCCGGCGAGGTCAAAGACAACGTGGAGCACCTGGAGCCCTATGGCTTTACGGCCTGCCCCAAGGAAGGCGCCGAGGCGCTGGCCGGGTTCATCGGCGGCGACCGCAGCCACGCGGTGGTGATCGTGGTCGCGGATCGGCGCTTTCGCCTGCAGGGCCTCAAGCCGGGCGAGGTGGCCCTGTACACCGACGAAGGCGATTTCATTCATTTCAAGCGCGGCCGGATCATCGACATTGAAACCGTGACGCTGAACGTCAAGGCGACGGAGGCGGTGCACTTCGATACGCCGCTGATCAGCACCACCGGGCGCATTGAGTCGGCGGGCGATCAGATCGCGGCCGGCATCAGCCAAATCAACCACCCGCACAGCGACGTTCAAACCGGCAACGGCCAAAGCGGGCCGCCGGTCGGGGGTGGCGCATGACCCGTGAAGAGTTATTGCGCCGCGCGGTGACCATCAGCCTGTTCAGCTGGCGCCGGGCTGGACCGGATGACGCGGTGGACGACAGCGACCGTAAAGGCTGGTGGGGCGACTGCGTGCCGTCGGTGGCCGGCGACCGGATCGGCTCGCGGCTGTGGCTGTTGTCGCGTCGCACGCTGGTCGCGCAGACGCTGCAGGACGCCCAGGCCTACGCCGAAGAGGCACTGGCCTGGCTGCTCGATGACCAGATTGTCACGGTGGTGACGGTCACGGCCGAGCGCCAAGGCAACGACCGGATGAACCTGCGCGTGATGCTGACCGAGCAGAGCGGCGAAACGCTGGAACTGAATTTTGCAGACACCTGGGAGCTGATCAATGGCGTATGAGATTCCGACGCTGCCGGCGCTGATCCAGCGCACCGAGGCCGATTTTGAGCGCAATGCCCCGGACGCCTTGCGCCGCGCGGATGCCAAGGTGGCGGCGCGGGCGCTGAGCGGTACGGCCTACGAGCTGTACGGCTATCAAGACTGGATCGCTCGGCAGTCCAGCCCGGCGACGTGCGATGAAGCCATGTTGCTGCGCTGGGCCGACTGGCGTTTGGAGGGCGGGCGCAACCCGGCCGTGGCGGCCACTGGGGTGGTGTCGGTCACCGGCTCCACGGGCGCCCTGGTCGATGCCGGCCAGCTCTACCAATCGGAGGACGGTCGACGCTATGTGGTGCTGCACGCCGTCACACTGGTGAATGGCGCGGCCACCTTGTCAGTGATGGCTGAGGCGGTGGGCAGCCTGGGCAACCTCGAGGCCGGCAGCCTAACGGCGGTGACGCCGGTGATGGGCGTCAACGCGACGGCCAGCATTGGCCCCGATGGCATTGTCGGCGGTACCGAACAAGAGGCGTTGGAGGCGCTGCGCGCGCGGGTGCAGGCGGCGTTCAAAAACCCGAGCAAGGTCGGCAACGGTGCCGACTTTGTCGAGTGGGCCTTGGAGGTGCCGGGTGTCACCCGCGCCTGGGCCTTACCGCGCTGGATGGGGCCGGGCACGTTTGGCCTGGCGTTCGTGCGTGATGGCGATCCTGACCTGATCCCTACGCCCGTCCAGGTCGCCGAGGTGCAAGCCTACTTGGACCTGAATCGTCCGGTCACCTCAGAAATTTACGCCTTGGCGCCCGAGGCCCGGCCGATTGATTTCAGCCTGCACCTGGTGCCGGATGGCAGCGCGCTGCGTGCGGCCGTCACGCAAGCCTTGCACGGCCTGATCATCGACGAAGGCGGGCCCAGCGAAACGCTGAGGATTACCCATGTGCGCAACACCATCAGCAACACCCCCGGGGAAACCGACCATGTGTTGAGTGCGCCGACGGGGGATGTGCTGATGGGCGCCAATCAAGTGGCGGTGCTGGGGGTGATCACATGGCTTTAACCGAGGCGGATTACCAGCAGCAACTGCGCCAGCTGTTACCGCCGGGGCCGGCGTTTGATCCGGCGTTACAGCCGGACTGGGCGCAGATCGTGGCGGCCCTGGCCCCGGAGCTGGCCCGGGTCGATGGCAACGGCGAGGCGTTGTTGCTGGAGTTGAACCCGGCCACGGCCACGGCGTTGTTGCCGTATTGGGAGAGCTATCTGGGTCTGCCGGATGTGTGCACGGTGCCCGGTTCGCAAACCCTGGAAGAGCGCCGCCAAGCGGTGATCACCAAGCTGACCGCGACCGGGGCTCCGCAGCTGAGCTACTACCGCAAGTTGGGTACTCAGGTCGGTATCAGTATCGATATTCAGGAGTTCCGTCCGGCTCGGGTTGGTCCGGCCAGTGTCGGCGATTTCCTGTACGGCGCGGGTTGGCCGTGGAGCTGGATCGCTTCGGCCCCGGTTGAAGCCTATGGCACGGCGGCCGCGGCGACGCTGGATTGCCGGTTGCAGCGCGACGCCCCGGAATACACCGACGTCGTGCTGGGGTTTGGTCACGAGGTTGTCGCCGGTATCGCGTCGAAAGTGGATCAGCTGTTCAACGCCATTCATTACGTGGTGCCGGGCGCTATGGCCGGCATCGAGGACCTATAGCATGCAGAGAATTTCCAGCTGGACCGATCTGGTCGCAGCCCTTGGGCTGTTCCGTTATGGCACCGTGACGGGCGGGGTAGCCCCGACCCCGCTCAAGGCGGAGTGGCTGAACATGGTTCAGGAAGAGTTGGCGAACGCCATCCTGGCTTTTTTGCCTGAGCTGGATGCCAATGACCCGACGCAACTGCTCAAGGCGATTCAAGCCTCGGGCGCTAACTATGCGCTGAAAGCGACCACGCTGGCTGGGTACGGCATTGTGAATGCCTACACCAAGCCGGAGACCGATTGGCTGCTGTCACAGAAAGCCAACAACGCCATCACCCTGGCCGGCTATGGCATCGGCGATGCCTACACCAAAACGGCCACCGACACGCTGCTGGCCGGCAAAGCCAACAACGCCACGACCCTGGGCGGCTATGGCATCGCCGATGCTTACACCAAAGCGGCCACCGACACGCTGCTGGCTGCCAAGCAAGACAAGAACACGGCTTTGATGGAGGCCACCGGGTGGCGCCTGGACAAAGCGACCGGGTTTCTGGAGCAGTGGGGGAGCGGCGTTTGCCCGGCGGATACCACCACCGCGCCGATTAACTTCCCCACGCCCTTTGCCGAGGTCTACAACTGCTTTGGCAACAAGATCAACACCAACTCGGTGGACGGGGATGGCAACGCCGCTGGGGCGTTTGCTACCAGCGCAACGCAGTATCAGTTGTTCAACGATACGAACCTGATGGCGGTCACCGTGCATTGGCGCGCGATTGGCAAGGCGCCCGGCTATTAACCGTTAAAAACATAAGTTTTACACAACCCGCTTCGGCGGTTTTTTTTCGCCTGGAGAAAAGTTAATGACCGATATCACGGCGCTGGAGGCTTACGCGGGTACGCTGTCGGAGGCGGCGCAGTTATCAATGGGCGCGGCCCTACTGCAACATCAATTCGTCCATGGCGGAGTTGATGAGGTCATCCAGACAGAATCAGGGCCCCTGCCATCGCTGGCCAAATGGCGCGTCGACTTGGCGACCATTGAAACGGCGCTGGCCAACCCGAATGTCGGGCCGGGCATGGTCGGTTGGAAGCGCAGTGCGTTGTCTGATTCGATTAAAACAATCGGCCAGATGCTGTCGGCCCAGGCCTATAACGTCTGGGAGCACGCGAACCTCATCATTAGCAAGCCCACATCGGACCACCGCACCTGGGACTGGGCGCCCGCTATCGTGGCCGCCTGGAATGCAACGCCGATTGGCGGCTCCCTTGTTATTCCGATGGGGGTACATATTGGTTCGGCCGTTACCCTGACAGACAAGGCGGTCAATCTGTACTGCATGGGTCCGATCACGGTCGCCGATGGTAATTTTACGGCCCTGTACTTCGACGGCACGGCCAATGTGACCGAGTACCCTGGCACCATCCTGACCGGCATTGCCGGTGGCGATACGAAGCTGAATTTTATCCCTGGAATGGCGCCTGCGCTTAACCCGACCGACTACTACTTGGTCATCTACTCGCTTGAGGCCAACGTCAACCGGGTCAACGAGACGTACTACATCCCTTACAGCAAGCGGGAGACTCACGGACTCAGCCACTATGACTGGTCGCTCCACGATCCAATCCTGTACACCTATGCTGATCTGTCGGGTGTCACCTTGCGGTTCATCAAGAAGGCCGCCAGGACCAAGATCGTCGGCCTGACGCTGCAGGCGGACGCCAGCACAAACCGCTCTGCGCGCGACCTTCTGCGCACCCGCTGCAAGAGTTGCGTTGACTTCGAGGGTCTGCACATCAACAGCGCCCTGGCCGATCGCGCTGGGTTTGGCTTCGAAATCTACGAGTGTTTTGATTTCGTGCTCAACTCGCCGCGGGTATCCGGCTACAACGTAAGCGGGGTGGACTCGTACAAGATCAGAAGTTTCATGTCGGCGCACCTGGTCTTTAACGACTACATTGATGCCACTGATGCTGACCCTGTCTCGCCCAATAACAAAACAGAGCGCGCCTACGCCTCTATGTACAGCAACATGATCACCTTCAACAATTGCTACTTGAATGGGATCGATGAGCACTACGGCAGTCGATACGTGATTAACGGTGGCAGCCTGTCCCATCGCGGTATCGGGTTTGCAGGGCGAGACGTGACGATCAACGGGACGAAGTTTACCGGCCCTGGCGCGCTGTTCCAGCCCCGCGATGATTCGCCGTCTTGTCACGGCACGCTGCTCATCAATAACGTTGAGCTCGACGCGGTTAGCCAGTTGATCCAGGGTGAAACAGGCATCATCACGGACCCGCTGGGGCGCACCACGCCGTTCAAAATGTTCGACCGGATACTTGTCGATGGAGTGGTAGTAAAAGGTGGTCTTCAGTCTTGGGAGAACATTATTTCGTTCCGCGGCATCCGCAACGCAACAACCTTCACTTCATCCAAGACCACATTGATTGATGTGCGCAACTTGAAGGTCTACAGCGAGCGGACCAATGTCAACCACAGCATCATGCAGTTCGCGAGCATCTGGGTCGAAACGGTTAACGCAGAAAACTGGGAGATCGCTGATAGCGCGGTGGCGTACCGGGGAGACATTCGATACTTGGGTCCGGCCTACGATGCGCTCAACATCGGCGAGCTGAAAGTTGCCAACAGCCGGGTGACTGTTTACGGGATAAGGAACACGGCCAAGTTCACCATGCGCGGCGGATCTCTGGCCGGTAGCGGTGAGAGCCTTCTGGTGGAGGGGGGCTTTGGTGCCGTGGCGGTATCGCTGAAAGGGGTCGAGCTGAACAAGCCCCTGGCAGAGTCGGTGCCAGTGGCCGGAGTCAACCCCACTTGGGATATCGTCGATTGCACGATAAATGTTGCCCCTAGCAACTTGACTGGGCGAATTGCGCGAGGTCTTCGCAATAGCATAGCTCTCGGCGTGACCATTCCTGGAGCGCTGGTGGGTAAGCTGCGGATCTACGAGAACCCCGCAATGTTTTCGCCTACCACGATCACGGGTAGCGCGTCGTGGACGATTCCCGCTATCGCGTCGGGTGCGTCATTGCCTAACAACTTTACCCTGGCAGGTGTCGCGTTTGGCGATCAAGTCGATGTTGCCATATACGCCCCCTCCGTTTCGGCAACGGCTCAAGTCACCACGGCCGACACGATTGCCGTGGTGATCAACAACAACTCTGGGACTTCGGTGACGCTTGGGGCTCAGACGCTACGGTTCACGGTAAGAAAGCTCTAACGGGGCTCCCTCCTCCTGTTGTTTTGGGAGGGTGGGGCTGGATCAAAACTTAAAATTTACCGTTCGTAAACGGTAGGGGCTCTTTTAATGGCACTTAAAAAAAACCTTGAATTCCGTGGCATCTTGGTTCCGGATGCCTACATCAAGATTGCAACCACCACGATCATCGCCGGCAATGAGTGGATTGACTTCTGCGTGCATTACCTGGCCACGGATACTGGATCACCCTTTAACAGCGTGAACGTGCAGTGCGCCTACAATCTGCTGGGCGACAATCCCATCAAGCAGGGCTATGAGCACCTGAAGACGCTTCCTGAGTTCGAGGGCTGCACCGACTGCTGACAGTTAGTCGGCAGAACGCCGTGGATGTGGAGCCCGAAGGCTCCATTTTGACTTGTCAGGCTGCTTGATATTGTCGGATTCGCTGAAACAGGGATTCCGCAGAGACTGATTTTGGCGGGGCCAAAAGTGCGCCGAGCCGGTAACGCTTGATGATGGCCTGGGCGACCAGGGGCGCTGCTATGCCGATCAGCGTACCAATGATCAGGTGAGCTGCCGGCGTCTGCACCCCGAGCAACTTGCTAAGCGCGACTCGCGCACCGCTCCCCGCAAGAATATGCATCAGATAAATCGTCATTGACGACGCTCCTACATACATGAGCCACTTTATGTTTATTCGGCTGAGGCACATGGATACTGCAACAATGAAGAGTATTGAAACTGTTGCGAGAATTAAAGATTCAATCCCTTCTGATTCAGAAGACAACGCCATGACGTCATGAAAAATATATTGCCCGGCTATAAACAGGGCGCCAAAAGCAATTGCAAGTGCTGCGTACGTCCTCTCGAATATTGATTTTATATCGTCGAAGCAAATCCCAAGGATGAAGAAAAATGTATTCCCCAGGATGAATTCAGTGATCATATTTGAAGGCATAGCACCCTTGATGGTGTATAGAACAGCAAAGGCAGTTAGTATCAATAAACTCCGAGACTTATCAAATAGCGTGTACACCAATGAGCTGGTGACGAATACCAAAAATAATGCATACAAGAACCAGAACTGAGCCCTTGGCTCCCACGCGAACGACAGAACCTCGCCGAATGTCACGCTGCCATTTGTGTATTTTGACAGGACGCTTTCCATGGAACCCTGCAGTAGAGACCATATAACGAATGGGTAAAGTATCGTGTCGACCTTGTTAATTATCAGGCCTGTTGCGCCGCGGCTTTTGAGGGAGTTGTAAAAAAACAGGCCTGACAGGAAAAAGAAAAGAGGCATGTGGAAGCTGTAAATAATGCTGTCCACCAGCTGGAATATGCTTTCATCCATCTGCATCCCAGCACTGTGTACGCCGCGCGCAACATGCCCGTACACGACAAGGATTATTCCTATTGCCTTTGCGTAGTCTACCCAGGAATTTCTTTCCATTATTTTGGTCTCGGTTAGGGAAGGGGAGTTGCGATGAGTGCTGCGCTAGCGCTAATTGTGGCTGGCCAGAAACTGGCTACGATGATCGCGACTGACAACCCAGTATTTTATGAGCGGACAGCGATGCGTCACGCCACCCAGTATCAATCCGCTGATAAGTTTATCTATCTGTTATTCATCTAGAGCGTCATTAGTCAGACGGTTTTTAACAGTTGTGATGTTTTATGCTCGTCATGCAGCAGCCGTTACTGCATATCCCCTCGAATGCCCGCCCAGTCGCGGGCTTTTTTACGCCTGGAGAAAGGTTATGAACGCAACCGAGAAAGACCGCGACATCCTCGCCCGCACCTTGTGGGGCGAGGCCCGCGGCGAGAGTCAGGCCGGCATGGAGGCGTGCGCCTGGACCATCCGTAATCGGGTGTTCGACGGCCGGGCTAAGTCCTGGTGGGGCGAAGGCTATGCCGGGGTGTGCCAGAAGGCCTGGCAGTTCAGCTGCTGGAACGCCAATGATCGCAACTCGCCGTACCTCAAAGGCGCCAAGCCGATTCCCGCCGGCGAATACAAGCAGGCGCTGGCGGTGGCCACCGCGGTGATGAGCGGGGCGGTGCCCGATCCCACCGGCGGCGCCACCCACTACTACGCGAGCAGCATGCCCAAGGCCCCGGCCTGGGTGAAGGGCGCCACGCTGACGCTCAAGCTCGGCGGGCACCTGTTCTATAAGGATGTGCCGTGAGCCCCGCGGCGTGGAAGCTGACGGTGCTCGGGGTGGTGCTCCTGGTGCTGCTCAGCGCGGCCGGTGTGTGGCAGGTCCAGGACTGGCGCTATGGTCAGCAGCTGGCCCAGCAGGCCACGGCCCATCAAGCCGATCTGACCGTCCTGGGCAATGCCGCGGCGGCCCAGCTGCAGACCGATCAAGCCCGGCGCCTGGCCCTCGAGCAGCGCTTGGCCACCCTCGATCAATCCCACCACAAGGAACTGTCCGATGCGCACACCCTGCAGGCTCGCCTGCGTGACCGCCTGGCTACTGCTGATCTGCGGCTGTCAGTCCTCCTCGCCACGCCTGCAGCCGGTGGCGACCCAGTGCCCGCCACCCCCGGCACCGGCGGCGTGGTTCATGGAGGCGCGCGCGGCGAACTTGACCGAGCGGCTGCTCAACGAATTGTCGCCATCACCGGCGCCGGCGATGACGGACTGATTGCCCTGGCGGCCTGTCAGGCCTATGTGCGTGAGATCACGGCGCGGCCCCCATAGGCACGGGCGCCGCGGCCCCGGCCACGCTGGGGGCGAACGAAACGTTTTGATTTGCGGACGGGTTGGCGACTACTATCGGTGGGCGCCGGGTGGGACGATGGTGTCTTTTGGAGCGTTGCGCTCCGGTCCCGCGGAAAAATATTAAACAGTATTGATGTTAAATACACGGCGCCTTTGCTATGCTTTTGCCGTCTGGCACGAAAGCCAGGGAAGAATTAGAACTAAAATAAGGGCTTAGAAAAAAGAAAACCCCAGGCCGGCAAGCCTAGGGTTTTCGGTGATCGATCCGCAAAACAAACTCCGGAAGACCCTCGCAGGTCGGAGTTTAGTGGACGGTCCCCTTCTGTGCAAGCCCGTTGCTGGGGAGCAACCATGCTGCATTTCGACCGTTTGCCGCGGCTACATCCGCGGTCCGTCCGCACCACCCGCACCCTTGCCGCCGCTGTCGGCGTCGTAAGGGGCTCGCTATGAGCCTGCGTGTGGTCAAGTCGTTTCTCCCGGCGGGCTCGCCGGCCAGCGCGGTGTATGCCGCCCTCGATGCCGCCCTCGATGCGCCTGCCGCCGCCCCGCAACAGCCCCCCTTTAAGAAAGTCCTGCCGCCGGTCGGCCATATGGCCGTGCGTCGTCCGCGCCGTTTGTCGGCCAAGCAGGCGTCGACCTTCCTCGGTGAAGCGGTCAAGCGCATCAAGGCCGAGGCCAGCGACCGCACCGGTAAATACCTGCGCTGCCTGGACACCGTGCACCAAGCCGGCGGCCGCACCCGCGCCGAGCGCTGGCAGGCCCTGGCAGCGATTGCCGAGCCGCTGTTGGCCCGTCTGGACATTGCCACCGGCTGCCTGGGCTACCTGGACCAACACGGCCAGTTCCGCCTCAACCGGCAGAACGGCTTGGCCGAGGATGCCGGCATCAGCCCGACCCGCCTGTGCCGGCTGCTGAAGGCCCTGGAGAAAGCCAAGTACACCCTGCGCAAGATCAAGCGCCTGTATCGCAACGGTAAGCGCTGGGTCTGCCGCATCACCATCTATGTGCGCCCGCGCTTCTTTATCGACCTCGGCCTGGGCTTCCTGCACGCCGCCTCGCGCACCGCCAAGGCCAAGGCCTACCTGAAGAAGCGCCGCCAGGCGCAGGCCGTGCAGCAGCAAGCGCTGCTCGATGACGTGGCCGCCGCGCATGACCGGCGCATGAGCCACCGCAACGCCGAGGCCGCCCGCGCCGAGACGCGCAAGGCCGCCGAGAACACCTCGCGCATCCAAGCGCTGCAGCACAAGGCCGGTGTCCTCTCGGACCTGGCCAAAGCCCACCCGGGCAAGGGCCATGCCGAGTTGATGGCCCTCTACCACCAGCTCCACCCCGCCTCCTGAGCCCCGCTCAACCCGCCCCGCTACCGGCGGTGCGTTCGCGTGTCCGCTCGTCTGTCAGCCCCGCACAACCCCCTGTCCTACGCCGTTTACGGTCCCCGCCACGCCAGTTTTCTCACGCCAATTCCCCTGCAGCCCCGTCCTTTTCCCGCGCGCCCGTCCAGGCCCCTAAAGCCTTTGGAATAACTGCAATTTTAGAGGTCGAGTGGTACCACCCAAGGGTTAGAAACAGAGCCTTTCGGTTCAGTGGAGTGCTCTAGATCGGGACCTGACTCGATGCCATAGAAAGAATGCCTGCCCACTTCGCGCCTGGAGGCGCGGGGCAAGGGCACCCCTCGGCGTCGGTGCCGCCGCCGTTCCGTCAGTGAGGCGCCCTCCAGTTGCTGTGGGCCGGTCGGCGAGCGATTCCGACCGCCACACCGCGTGCCGTCCCTTCGCGCCTTCACGCGCCGCCTGCGGCCAGTCAGTCGCGCAAGCGCTCCAGTGATCAATGAGCGGGGTGGGCTTGCCGATTTTTCCCAGCCTGAAGCGCCGCGTGGCCTGTTCGGGCGTCGTCGGGTCTTCAGGTAAGGCGTGGCGTCAGGTAAGGCGGCGCGTGGTGCAGGCGCGCTGTGGTGGGCTCGGGCGTCAGGGCTGGTGCGCGCTCGGCCGGCGCGAAGGGACGGCGGGCGGTGGCGGTGGTCGCTGGATCTGCCGCCCGTGGCGAAATGTCTGAAAGCCTTGCGCGGCATGGCTTGCCGACCGTTTTTAACGTGAGAAGTTTCATAGGCGAATTAGCGAATTAGCTATTGAGATAAGCCGGTCGCTATGTAAAATGCCTCGTCCCCGGGCATTCCTGCCTGGCCCAGATGGAGCTGTGCCGTTGAGTTGCCAAGCCTTACACACCCAAATGAAGGAACATGCCCGGTGTCTGTCCCTGCCTCAAGTGGTCCGGTCGATTGAGAACCTGGGCGGCGGGAACTTGCCGGCGATTGAGCTGATCTTGCGCAGCCTGCTGCTCGATGTGTACGCCGAGCGTCAGGGCCTCGAGGCCGCCCGGCGGCTGATGGCGCAGGTGGGCATTGCCCAGCCGGGCGTGTTGCTGGCATAACCTGAACTCCTCCCGGTGCGACTGAAAGGAACCCCCGCCATGCCGATGATCGACAGTGACACTTTCAAAGCCGAACTGGATGCCGCGAACGCTGCCCGCGAAGCGCTGGTAGACCATCAGATTTTGCCGAAGCCGTATGATCGTGAGTGGCATCAAGCCGAAGGCGTGCGTCTGCTGGAGGCCTATCAGGCCGCCACCAATACGCTGGCCCATCAAATGAAAAGAGTGGTCGAGCTGGCCGAGACCGTGGCCCTGATTGGGTAGGCCCGTCGCGTTACCCCTAACGAACTGAAAGGAACCCCCGCCATGTTCGACGAGTCCCCGCCGCTCACCGATGCCCAGGTCGCGGCCTTGGCCAAGCCCGGCGAAAGCTGGGCGGCCGCCCGCGACCGCGCCGCGCGCTTGTACCGCTGCGTGGTCGAGTGCTGGCCGTGCCCCGTCTGCAACGCCGGCGGCGTGCAGCCGTATGGCGGCTGGATTGAGGATGAGTTCAACGGCTGCGGCACTTGCGCCGCGATGTGGCGACATTTGCCCAAGCGCCCGAATAGTTTTTGACGAGAAAGGAACCCCCGCCATGGAAAAAATAGTCCCGATTGACATTGATGAAAGTTGCGTCGAGCTGGTGCAGCGCTTCCAGGCCCTCGACCGCCAGGTCAACGACATGATCTTTGGCCCGCCGGGCTACGATCATGCGGTTGTGGAGGCGTTGCAGACTGAGCGCGCCAATGTCAGCAACCTGGCCATGTTTCACCTCGGCGTGGCGTTCCGGACGTGTGGCTATTTCGATGGACCGGGCGAAGCCGCCTCGAGGGAAATCGAAGAGTAGGCCGCGTTACCCATAACGCCGTTTATGTGAAATCGGCCCCCCCCTTTCGACCAAAGGTGGGGGCCTTTTTTTGTGCTCGCCGTTACCAGAATGCTATAAAATGGACTACCGTTTTATAGTGTTCTGGTTTTACGCAGAGCCCGCCACTCACTCGAAAGGAAACCGCCCGTGCCCTGTTACACGCTCTACGACGAAGACCGAAACCCGCGAGGCCATCTGTGTGGCGACCTGGGCGCGCATTGCGGTGAGTGCGGTGACCTCGGCACGAACCTGTGCGATTACCCGGTGGGTCAAGGCAAGACCTGCGACCGCCTGCTGTGCGATTACCACGCCCAACTGATCGCGCCGAACCTGCATTACTGCAGCCCGCATGCAGTCGAGTGGCGCGCGTTTCGCGATGCCGGCGGCGTGCGCCAGGAGCTGGAGAACGTGATTGCCTTTAAGGAGGAAAAGAAGAAATGAACAACCGTCACGGCCTGGACGTGGACCGGTTCCGCCGCAAGGTGCTGCGCCTGGCGCGTGACCTGGAGCAGTCCACCCCGGTCGAATTCGCCCGGGCTTGTGCACGTCTGTCGCGTGCGGCTGACGCGGCGCTGTCGGCTCAGGCAGAGTACGCCCGCCCAGGGCCGGCCCTCGACGATTTAGACCTGCAGGAGGAGCGCTAATGCCCCGTTATTGGATTCGCTACACCGTGACCAACGCGCGCCGCAGCTCGGAGCACACGCGCACCCTCGACACCGAGTTTCCGCTGGAATACGACAGCGATATCGCGGCGCTGCAAAAGACCTTGGAGGCCGCCCGCGGCCCCGGCAGCACCGTGACCCTGACCACCTGGCGCGAACTCAAGGGCGAGTCGCGCTACGTCGATCCGTGGTCGACCCTCAGCAACCCCTTGGCCAATCCGCAACAGCCGGTGGGCTGGCTGTACACCCTGCACCTGGATGACGCGCGCACCGTCACCCGCTTCAGCTGGACCCCGGAGAACCCGTTCGGTGAGCTCGACGCCGGCCAGGCACTGACGGTGTCGCGGCTGCGGCTGGACCTGGACGAGGCGGCGCCGTGAGACATGCGCAAACCATCCCCCTCGGTGGGGCAGTTGGCCGCGCCGCGCCGCTGTGGCAAGGTGCGTGCCAGTCTCACGGATTTGAAACGAGGGTATGCATGATTGGGAAGTCACTGGATGAGGACGCATTGCGCCTGCTGCTGAGCCAGAACGCGGTGCGCGAGTGCAAGGTGGCCCGGCAAAAGCAGGCGCCGCAGCGCTGGACCCTGGAGGTGCGCCTGGGCGGATCGCAGGCGCGCTGGATACCGCTGCGCTCACGCCGTGAGCCGGTGCGCACCTGGGCCAGCCTGGACACCCTGGAGCGCTTCACCAATAGCGTGGGGATTCTGGCGTTTCTCGTGGAGTCGTGACCGGTCACACGCGCACAAAAAAGCCCCGAACCAGTCGGGGCTTTTTGTTGCTGGAGGAAAGGTCCTAGCGGTTCCAGCGCGCCAGGGCCAAGGCTTGTTTGGTCTTGGGTGAGCAGGTGGCGAGGAAGTAGGCCATCTGCCGCGCGGAAATCTGCAGCAGTTCGTTCAGCGGTTTAGCGCGCAGGGTGATATATTCGTGCTCTGACATGTCGTGTACCTTTTGCGGGGTTTCGGTGTGTTATGAGCGTCCAGGTCTTCGACCACCTGGACGCTCGCTCCCTTCTCAGTTGCTGGGTTCCCAGCCTTTCTTTTTCATGTAATCGGCCATCGCTTCTTTCAGCGCATCCACTTGCGCAATGTCGTTGCTCGCACAAAAGGTGCGGAAGTTGCGGCGGTATTCGTGCGCGACCTTGAAGCCCAGGTCGACCAGTTTGTTATCGGCCGGCACCTTGGTGTTGTTGCCGACGCTGGCCGTTTCGGCGGCAGACTGGGGCGGCTCGCCCAACGTGCTGCGGCGGGGTGGCTTGGCCACTTTGACGGCGGGGGTTTCGGGGGTCTTGGCGGTCTTGGTCGGCATGGCGGTGATCCTGTGGGTAGTGGTTGGAGCTTAGCAGGCATTGCGCTAATTAGCGAATTCGCTAATTAGCTGTTGAGGTCAGGCCGCGGTCAGCCGCTCGAAGTGGTCGACGGCGGACTGGATGACTTCCAGGGCCTTGGCGCGCGGCCCCTTGTACGGGGTTTCGATAATCGAACGGCCTTCGTTCATGGCGTTGGCATAGGCGTCCTGGTGCTGGATCGCGCCGTCGAGCACGGCAAAGCGGGTCTTGCCCAGGTATTCACGTGCCGCGTCAATCGGCGCCTTGCGCGCGGTGGCCTTGCACAAGGCGTAGACGATGCGCTCCACCGGAATGCCGTGTTGATCGACCAGGCTGTTGGCCAGGGCGACCTGGGGTTCGAGGTCATCCAGGGTCAAGCCGGTAGGCAGAATCAGCAGCTGACAGGCTTTGGCGATCCGCACGGTTTCTTCGGTGGCGTTGGCCGGGCCATCGAAAATGAACAGGTCGGCATCCCCCGCGCGGCTGAGGGCGGTGGCGACGTTGCCATACAGTTGCACGGGCACATCGGGGGTGATGTTGGCGAACAGCCGGCGGCGTTGCCAGTTGGTGGCGGTGGCTTGTTTGGTGTCGAGGTCGATGATCTTCACCGCCCAGCTGGCCTGGGTGTACGCGGTGGCGAGGGCGCGGGCGAGGGTCGATTTCCACGCGCCGCCTTTCTGAGAAATGCAGCCAATGCCGTAGGGGTTTTGCATGCGGGGTTTCCTTCTGGTCGAATTAGCGAATTCGCTAAGGTCGTGCCCAGTATAGGCGCCGCGGAAAAAGGTGCATAGCTAATTTGCGAATTAGCTAATGGGCTAATTCGCAAATCTTGGGCAGGGGGGGGGCGAGAGCGGCTGGCGGTGACGGCGGGGGCTGCGTTACTGCGGGCTGGCGATAGCCATCTGTCCGGTCAGGTCGGACAGATGATCGGAGCTTTCCAACAACTGCGCGGCCAGTTCTGCGATGCGTTCCAGGGCATTTAGATCTCCTTCATTAATGGCCACCGTGGCGATTGCCCGAATGCCGGCGAGGCCCGCGCTGTTGCGGGTCAGGCGGGTAAACAGGTAGCGCTGGGTGTCTTCGGTGAACAACACCACGCCATCCATCAGCAGGGGGTTGTTGGGGGAAAGGGCCGCATTAATTCCTTTAGTCATCAGATTACTACCTTGCAAACTGTTAATTACACTTATGCTGTAAGTGTTGGGCGTAAGAACGCCCCGTGAGGGGCATTGGGATTTAGCGAAGGTGAGCGATCATTCTAACGCGCCCAAGGATGTGCATGCCGTCCATTGTTTGGGCGCTGACCTGTTCGTCGGGAAAACGCTCGCGCAGCTCAGCCTGAATGCAATACGAGCCGTCGATGTTCTGCCGAATCCAGCGCAGCCACAGGCGGCCGTTAATGATCAAGGCGAACAGGTCATCTTGCTGCACTTTGGTGTCGGTCAGGTCGATCAACACCCGGTCATCCTTGGTGATGACCCCGCTCATGCTGTCATCGGGGGCGACCACCAGCAGCAGGCGCTCGCGGTCCAGCTTGAACTCTTTGAGAAAGGTTTTGCGAAAGGCCAGGGCGTCGTCGCCGAGCTCAATCAAGCCCTTGGCTGTGGAGATCGGTTCAGCCAGGGGCACGGTGTAGCGCGCCGCTTCCGGTGAGGTGCCGTCGTCGTCGGAGAGCGCCGCGAGCCAGGCGGCGGGCTTGCCAAACAACTGGCTGAGGGCAATCAGGATGTCGCCGGGCGGGATGTTGATCCCCAGTTCCCAGTTGCCATAGCGCGAGGGGATCACTTTGTTCTGGACGATGGCCGACAGGTTTTGCGCGGTCTCTTGATAAGTCCAGCCTTTGGCGGCGCGGCACGCCTTCAGGCGGGCGGAAATCTTGGGGCGAATATCAAACATGGGTATCTCGACCTTTTGTCTACTGCCCTAAATATACACGCAAACTGTAAAATAACATTCAAGCTGTTGTTTTTTTCTGAGAGGTCCCTAGAATAACCAGTAATACTGTTTAAAACAGGTTTCTCTGTGGAACTCAACGACTGGATTGACAGCCTGGCCCCGACCGCCGCTTCGCAAGTGGCGGCCGATCTGCTCGGCGAAAAGCGCCGCACCGTGGACTCCTGGCGGCGCTTTGAAAACCCGCCGGGCTTTCGTTCGGCGCTGAACATTGTCCGCCGCTCGAAGGGTCTGGTCGACTTCAACGGTATTTTTGACCCGCATGTGCGGGCCCTGGAGGCCGGCCGTGGTCAGTCCTAAGCCATGGCTGTGGTCGTCGCTGGTGATCAGCAAAAAGCTCGAGCAGCGCTTTGGCCTGATCGGTATGGCCCGCCTATTAAAGCTGGTGGAGCTGGTCGCCGACCGCCTGCCAGCCGAAGGGCCGTTGACCGTGGTGCTGGCCTGGGGCGATTTCCTCACCGAGCTGAGCTGCAGCCAGGAGCAGGCCACCGAGTTCCTCGCCTATTGCGACCATGCCCGCGTGCTGGATCAGGCCACCGAGGACGGTCGCCTGCGCCTGACCCTGGTCGGCGAACTGGCCAGCCGCTTGCGTCCGGCGGTGCCGGACCCGCAGCCGCAGTCCTCCGGGCGCCTGTTGTTTGACACCGATAAGCAGTGGGCGGACTGGTTTAAAGATGACCTCAACTGCCCGCCGTACCTGGCCAATGATCCGCTGACCCGCCAATTGTTTCGCCGCTGGTGTGCCACCAACGTCACCGTCGATGAAGTCGAGGCCGCCACCGAGCGCGCCCTGGCCGCCGGTGAGGCGCCGCTGCCGGCGCTGCTGCACGACCACCTGAAAGTCATCCGTCAAGCCAAAATCGACCGCGCGCAGGCCTAAGCGCGGCAAGGGGAAATGCTGTGTTGTTGATTGCACTTTCAGGCGGCCTGCCCGCTGAACGCCTGGCCATTGCCGACCACCTGGTGGCGGCCGGCAAGGCCCGCTTAGCGGCCTATGCGCAGACCACCCCGCGCGCCGACTTCGGCGTGTCCCGCGCGCGCATCCTCGGCGAAGCCCTGGCCAGTATGGGCGGTCGCCGCGCGCTGGCCGGCGGTTTGGTGGTGGTGCATTGCCTGTCGGCCGAAGAGGCACAGGTGGTGCGCGAGCAAGGCGGGGTGCTGTGGCATGTGCATGGCAGTGTGCATTCGGGTTCGGTGCCGATTCGCCACGGCGACGTGATGGTCACCGATGGCCAGGCCGGGTACGCGCATGTGCGGGCCCCGCTCGAGGCGCTGTCCGAGCTGCTGCTGGCTCAGGGCCTGGGCAAGCGGGCCACCACCCTTGGATAGCCGCGCGCTGCCGGGCTACGCCTATGACGACCCGGCGAAGATTGTCGAGGCGCAGGAGATCCGCGCCCTGGGCTGCAGCGTCTGTGTGCGCGCGGTGTTCATCTTTGATCTGCCGGTGTGCAGCAATAACTTGAAGTTCCCGGCCTGTCGCCGGGATCGCAGAAACGGCCATCAGCTGACCCCTGAAGCCGGCGGTTAAGGGGCACACATGGCAAGGCGCGCACGCAATGGATTGGATGATGCCCTGGAACTGTGGGCCCGCTGGTGTTTTGCCGGTGGTCAGCCGGCCAGTGCTGGGCGCTCGATGCTGGCCAAGTTGATCGACAACAAGGGCGAGCTGATGTTTGGCGGCAGCGGCGGCTCCAGCGAGCCGTCTGACAGTCTCGAAGGGGCCGTTGAGGCCGCGGTGCTCAGGTTGTTTGGCCGTGACCCGTTGTGCGCCGATGTGCTGCGTTTGGAATACGGCGCCGGTTGGTGGGAGGTCACCCAGCGCCGGCAGATCCGCGGTTATGACCCGCGCGGGATCGGCCAGTTTGAACACGCCGCAGCGCTGGAGATCAGCCTGCGGACCTATCGCCGGCGGCTGGCTGAAGCCCGCGCCTTTATTGAAGCCCAAGTGGGGACCGTATGAACTTGCACCCGTTGTTTGCTGGATTTAAAGACGTCAGTCCCTACGCGCTCGGTGCCGCCCTGGGCTTTGCCGTGCATGTCGACGCCGCGCGTGGCAGTTTGCCGACCGTCCTGCCCACGGAAACCGCCGAGCGCCTGCAGGCCGGTGGCGATCTGGACGGATTCTACTGGGCCGGTGGCTGGGAGGCCCCGGGGCGCGCGCACTGCCTGATGTTCGTCAAGCCGCTGACCGCGCTGGCCTCGGTGTGCTGGCTGGCCGGTTTGGGTGGCCAGTGGAGTGATCTACGTCCGAGCTACTTCTACACCGGCGCGCAGGTGCTGGGCGATCTGGAGGTGGCGTTGTACGCCGCTGGGGGTGAATCCACGCTGGGCTGGCCGCGTGTCGGGCCCGATCAGACGCAGCTGTTCGCCGAGGCCTTTGCCTTGCTGCTGGACGGTTTTATGGTGCAGTCCGGCAACGATCAGTTGCCCCTGGAGCATCTGGAGTCATCGGCATCATGCTGACCTATGGCAGCGTCTGCAGCGGTATAGAGGCGGCGACCGTCGCCTGGCACCCGCTTGGGTTTCAGGCGCAGTGGTACGCCGAGATCGAGCGCTTCCCGTCGGCCGTGCTGGCCCATCATTACCCCGATACGCCCAACCTCGGCGACATGACACTGCTCGGTGCTCAGGTGCTGTCCGGCAAGATTGCCGCACCTGACGTGCTGGTCGGTGGCACGCCTTGCCAAGCCTTTTCGGTCATGGGCATGCGTGAAGGTCTGGCCGACCCGCGTGGCGCCCTCACCATCAAATATGTGGAGCTTGCTGATGCAACTGACTATGTTCGCGCCGGCCGCCGAGAGCCGGCCTGTGTTGTCGTCTGGGAAAACGTCCCGGGTGTCCTCTCCGACAAAGGCAACGCCTTCGGATGCTTTCTTGGCGCGCTTGCTGGGGAAGACTGCGAACTGCAGCCTTCAGGGAAAAGGTGGCCGGACGCTGGTTGTGTGTATGGACCCCAAAGAACAATCGCATGGCGGGTCCTGGACGCCCAACATTTCGGCCTGGCCCAACGACGCCGCCGTGTGTTCGTTGTCGCAAGTGCTCGAGACGGATTCGATCCCGTCGAGGTTCTTTTTGAGCGCGAAGGCCTGCGCCGGGATAGCCCGCCGGGACGGGAAGCGAAGCCACTTCATCCTACTCTCACGGCTCAAGGGGGAGGCTCTCTCGATGACCGAGAGGCATACGTGCTGGAGTCCGAAGGGGTCCGGCGAACCACACCCGTCGAATGGGAGCGATGCCAGGGCTTCCCTGACGGCCACACCCTGATTCCGTGGCGCGGCAAGCCGGCCGAGGAATGCCCGGATGGCCCGCGCTACAAGGCGCTGGGCAACAGCAAGGCGGTGCCGGTGGTGCGCTGGATCGGTCGGCGTCTTCAGCAGCAGCTGGATGGTTCATCAAGGGAGCGGGTATGAGTCAGTCGCGCAAGGCCAGTGCCGTCGAGGTGTTGGTGGGTGTGTTGGTCGGCCTGGCCGTCAGCATGGTCGCCAATGCCATCGTCTTCCCGCTCTACGACTTCCACCCCTCGTTGCTCGATAACGCCGCGATCACCTTCATCTACACCGGAATTTCGCTGGTGCGCGGCTACTGTTTGCGTCGGGCGTTCAACCGCCTTGGGCGCAATAGCTAAAGCGCTAATTCGCTAAATCGCTAATCAGGCGCAACCCGCGTCACGGGCTCGCTCGGCCTGAAGAACGTCCAAGGAGAGTGTTTATGGCGAAAACCCTGCAGGTCGCACTGTCCGATGCGGCCATTAAGAAGCACGCCGCTGACCCCGCGGTGCGCGAGCTCAACGACCCGCGGCACCCGCTGCGCTTTCGTTACTGGAAGGACCGCAGTCGCGGCAGTTGGCACCTGGTGCGCAATGGTCAGTGGAAGAAGGCCGGCAATTGGCCGGAGATCAGCGCCCGGACCATGCTCGACAACCTGCCCCTGGTGCTGTCGCGCCTGCAGCGTGATCCAGTGGCGGTGGCCACGGTCGGGGCCTGGAGCAATGTCGGTCAATTGCTGGCCTGGTACGCCGAACGGGTCCAGGCCAGCCGCACCTTGTCCAAGCCGCGCCAGGTCACCGTGCTCTCGGCGATCCGCCGCCAGTTGCTCCCGCGCCTGGGCGATCTGCCGTTGGCCGACCTCAACAAGACCAGCGTCGACGAGCGCCTGTACCTGCCGTTGCAGGCCGAAGCCAGCCTGGCCCATGTCCGTGCCGTGTTCGCCATCCTCAAGTTGGCCTGCAAGCGCGCCGTGGCCCTGGACCGTCTGCCGGCCGATCCCCTATCTGGGGTGGTGTTCGGTCAGTTCAATAAAACCGTCATCAAACCCAAGGGCGCGCGGCTGCGGCATGCCGCGGTACCGGCGCTGCTGGCTGATTGGGTGGCCTTGGAATCCACCGCGTGGCGCCCCGTGGCCTTTGCCGTGCTGATGCTGGCCCATGGCACGCGGATCAATGAAACCCGTTTGGCCCGTTGGCAGGACATCGACCTGGTCAATGCCGAGTGGTTCATCCCGGCGCGGGTGACCAAGGGCGGCCGTGATCATGTCCTGCCGCTGACCGCGCAGGCCCTGGCCTTCCTTAATCAATACGGCAAGCGGCAGTTCATCCGCGGTTATACCGGGGCCTTCCTCTTTCCCTCGACCACCCGTCCTGGCCGGCCGATCAGCCGTGCTCAGGCCTTTGAGTTGTTCACCGGGTTAGGCCGAGGCGAATGGACCAGTCACGACCTGCGCAAACTGGCCCGGACCACCTGGGCCGAGTTGGGGGTGGATTCGGTGGTCGGCCGGCTGCTGCTCAATCAGGCCCTGCCGACCCTCGAAGCGACCTATGTGCAAACCACCGCCCTGGTGCGCAAGCGGGAGGCCCTGGAGCGCTGGCATGCCTGGCTCGATGAGCGCGGGTTTGCCGACCTGCACGGTGCGACCCCGGCAAGACCGGCCGCCAGTGCCACCCCCGTCCAGCCCGCGGCCGCTCTGGCCTGCGCGGCCTTTTCCCAACCTAACGTATAAGAGGATCTAAATATGCAAAAGCAGCGGATTGGCCAGCGGGAGTTTCGGTGCAGCAACTGCGGGGGCACTGAGTTTGGGATGACCAAGATTGCGGGTCGTTGGGTCTGCGATCCGTGCAATCGGTCGGAGCCCGAGGACGATGACCTGGACATCGAGGGCTATGAAGAACGCCGCCGGCAGCGCCTGGCCGAAGCGCAGGAGTATTGACCGTGGCCCTTCCTGAAGACCGCAGCCCAGAGGCGATCCGCAAAGAGGAGCAGCGCCTGCGGGATGCTGCTGCCGGGATCGAGGTGCTGTCGCTGCGCCTGGGCCCGGTGGAGCTGGCCATGCTCCGTGAAGGCCAGCAGGCCCGCGGCGGTGATGAGCCGTACAGCGCCGTCGAGTACCTGGCCACCTTGCTCCGTCGTGACCATGCCTGGCTCCAGCAGCAACAGGGTTTGGCTGCCGCGCGGATCTGCGCGCAGTGCCGTAAGCCGCTGCCGCAGGGTTGTGGCGGTTTCTGGCGGAAGGAGGTCGCCGTCTGCGAGCGGGCGCAGTTGGAGCGCGCCATGCAGTTGTGACATGTCACAGCGGTAAAGATTGACAAAAGAGCTGTTAGACAGATTTACTGTTTTTTTACAGGAATGCTGTTTACAGGGTTGGCCGTTTACTCTAGGATTTGCTCCATCGTGGTGTTCTTGCGGACGCAGCGGTGACCTGTGATGCTCCTCTTAACCCCCTGGCCTCCCCAGCCCAGGGGGTTTTTTTATGCCTTTGGAATGAGTGACCGCTGATGTCTCAAGAGAAAACGATGCTGCTGTTGCTCAAAGGCCACATCAGCGAGTTACCGGCCGAACAGCAAGAGTTGATCTGGCAGTTCCGTGACCAGCTCAAGCAGGTCCTCGACGGCAGTGCCGAGGCGCTGCTCGGCCTGTCGCTGCTAACCGCTGAGATTGCGGTCGAGCAGGCCTAACACCCGAATCACTTCAGCCCTGGCCAGCGCCGGGGATTTTCCGTTTTCGGCGCCGCCACACCCATCGCTCCGAGCTGGGAGTGCTGTGGGGCCGAACCTATTACCCGCTAGGAAGACAGGGCGTGCCGGCCCTCAAAGGACCGCTGATGAATACAGACCACCAAGCCCTGACTGATATGCCGTTCTGGTTACTGGTGCTGCTGAGCATGGCCGGGCTGTCCGGCGAGATGCTGCGCGCGTCCGGCAGTGACTTGAGCCTGCGACAGATCCTGCAGCGGGTCGCGTTGCGCTTCCTGGCGTCGGGCTTGCTCGGCATGGCCACGCTGCTGCTTGCGCTGGCCTTGTGGAGCAACCTCTACCTGGCGGCGGGCCTGGGCATTGTCATCGCCGTGATCGGCGCCGACGTGGCGGGCGGGCTGTACACCCAGATCCTGGCCAAGAGAGCCGGGCTCCCCATTGGTGAGCGTAATGACTCAGCCCGTTAAGCGCCTGCGTCGGCACGACGGTAGCCCGCGGATCACCGGCCGCGCCTTGCAGAAGCGCCGGCTGAGTGTCTGGACCAAAGACCCAACCTGTGCCGTGTGTGGCCGAGTCGTGGACTTCCCGTCTGGCTTCGAGCTGGACCACCGCGTGCCGCTGTTCAAGGGCGGCGAGGACACCGAGGACAACTGCCAGGTGCTCTGCAACGGGGTCAACGGCTGCCATGAGAAGAAGACCGCGGCCGACCTTGGCTACCGCCATCGGCAGACCATCGGCCTCGACGGCTACCCCGTCCAGAGCTGAGCCAAACGCGACCGATTCCCAACGGAAGCCACCTCAAACGCGACCGATTCCCAACGGCGCGCACCACAGGGGAGGGGGGGGTGAAAAACCTCCGACCCTCGCTGAGCGGAAACCGATCGCTCCCCTCTTTACGCACAACCGCGAAAAACGGACCGGGGGTCTACCGCGTGAAAAACCCGCTGAAAATCGTCTACCGAGCGCTAGGCGAGCTCGTACCCTATGCCCGCAACAGCCGCACCCATGACGCGGCGCAGGTCGCGCAGATCGCGGCCTCGATCCGTGAGTTCGGTTTCACCAACCCGGTGCTGATCGACGAGGACGGCGGCATCATTGCCGGCCATGGTCGGGTGCTCGGCGCTGCCAAAGAGGCCATGGAGAAAGTCCCGACCATCACCCTGGCCGGCCTGAGCGAAACCCAGCGCCGCGCCTATGTGATTGCCGACAATAAATTGGCACTCAACGCCGGTTGGGACGAGGCCATGCTCAAGGTCGAACTGGAAGCGCTCAGCGAGTTCGGGTTCGACATCGAGCTGACCGGTTTCAGCGGTGACGAACTGACCGCGATGTTTGCCACCGAGCCGGAGAAGGCCGGCCTCACCGATCCGGACGACGCGCCGGACGTGGCCGCGCCGGTCAGCGTGCCCGGCGACACCTGGGTGCTCGGCACCCATCGCCTGCACTGCGGCGACTCCACCGAGGTGACGGCGGTGGAGACCTTGATGGCCGGGCTGATGGTCGATGCCTGCTGGACCGACCCGCCGTACAACGTCAACTATGAATCGAAGTTGGCCGGCAAGATCAAAAACGACCACATGAAGGACGAAGCCTTCCGCACCTTCCTGCGCGATGCCTTCACCTGCGCCTTCACCGTGATGAAGCCAGGCGCGCCGATCTACGTGGCGCATGCCGACACCGAGGGGCTGAATTTCCGCGGGGCCTTCAAGGAGGCCGCGTTCAAGATTTCCGGCTGCCTGGTGTGGGCCAAGGATTCGCTGGTGCTCGGGCGCTCCGATTACCAGTGGCAGCATGAGCCGATCCTCTACGGCTGGAAGCCGGGCGCGGCGCACCGCTGGTATGGCGGGCGCAAGCAGACCACGGTGATGAAGATCGGCGGTTCGATCTTCACGCAAAACGACGACGGCACGGTCACGGTGAAAGTCGGCGGTGAATCCATCGTCATCAGCGGCGACAACCTCAAGGCCGCGCCGCTGGCCTCGACCGTGATCCGCTGTGAAAAGCCCAAGCGTTCCAGCGAGCACCCGACCATGAAGCCGGTCGAGCTGATCGCCAAGATGCTGCGCAACTCCACCCGCGAAGGCGACCTGGTGCTGGACCTGTTCGGTGGCTCCGGCTCGACCCTGATCTGCTGCGAAATGCTTGGCCGTCAGGCGCGCTTGATGGAGCTGGACCCACGCTTTGCCGATGTGATCGTCAAACGCTGGCAGGACTTCACTGGCCTCACCGGCGTGCTGGAAGGTGACGGCCGCACATTTGCGGAGGTGCAAGCATGGCGGGCTCAGGACGCAAGCCAACCCCTACCGCCTTAAAGCTGGTCAAGGGCAACCCGGGCAAGCGCGCGGTGAACAAAAAAGAGGCCCAGGTGGCCCTGTCGCAGCCGACGCCGCCGGCGTTTCTCTGTGACGACGGCAAGGTCGAGTGGGGCCGCGTGGTCGACAAGCTGTACAGCGCCGGGTTGATGACCGAGCTGGACCGCGCGGTGCTCGCCGCCTATTGCCAGTCCTACGGGCGCTGGGCCCAGGCCGAGCGTGCCCTGGCGCGCATGGCTGAAAAAGATCCGCTCAACAGTGCGTTGATGGTCAAGACCACCAACGGCAACGCGGTGCAAAACCCCTTGGTCGGTACCGCGAACAAGGCCCAGGCCGACATGGTGCGTTACGCGCTGGAGTTCGGCATGTCGCCATCCTCCCGCTCAAAAGTGAACGCCACGCCTGATGACCACGAAAAAGACGCGCTCGCGGACTTCTTCGCCTGATGATCCGGCCACCCAATATGCGCGGGAGGTCGATTCGGGCGCTCGAATTGCCGGCCCCGATATTCGCAACGCCTGTGCCCGCCACCTGCGGGATCTGAAAGACGGCCCCAAGCGTGGGCTGGTGTGGGACGTGGAGGCAGCCAACAAGGCCATCCGCTTTTATCGCCAAGTGCTCAAGCTCAACGGCGGCGAGTACGAGGGGCAACCCTTCGAGCTGCTGGCCTGGCAAAAATTCATCGTCGGCAGCCTGTTCGGCTGGAAAGGTAGCGACGGCTATCGGCGCTTTCGCGTGGCTTATGTCGAGACCGGCAAGGGTTCGGGTAAGTCACCGCTGGCCGCCGGCATTGGCCTGACCGGGCTGCTCGCCGATGGTGAGGCGCGCGCCGAGGTGTATGCCGCGGCGACCAAAAAAGACCAGGCGATGATCCTGTTCCGCGATGCCGTGGCCATGGTCCAGCAGTCGCCGGAGCTGTCCAAGCGGCTGACCACCAGCGGCACCGGGTTGAACATCTGGAACCTGGCCTACTTGAAGAACGGCTCGTTTTTCCGGCCGATCAGTTCCGACGATGGCCAGTCCGGGCCGCGACCGCACATGGCCTTGATCGACGAGGTGCACGAACACAAGACCAACCACGTCGTGGAAATGATGCGTGGCGGCACCAAGAGCCGAAAACAGGCGCTGTTGTTTTTGATCACCAACAGCGGCTCGAACAAGCTCGGGCCGTGCTGGGGGTACCACGAATACGGCTCAAAGGTCGCCGCCGGCGAGCTGCTCAATGACGGCTTCTTTGCTTTCATCTGTTCGCTCGACGAAGGCGACGATCCGATCCGCGACGAGGGCTGTTGGTACAAGTCCAACCCGTCACTGCAGGACGCCGATCTGCCGGGGCTGAAGTACTTGCGCGAGCAGGTCACCGAAGCCCGCGGCATGCCCTCGAAAGAGGCCATGGTGCGGCGCCTGAACTTCTGCGAATGGACCGGGGCCGAGGCGCCGTGGATCAGCGCTGACGTGTGGAAGGGCGCCAAGCGCGACTTCGATTGGGAGTCGCTGCGCGGTCGCCGCGCCTATGCCGGCCTCGACCTGTCGAGCACGCAGGATTTGACCGGTCTGGTGTTCCTGGTCGAGCCGCTGGCCGAGGGCGAACCGTGGCTGCTGGTGCCGTTCGCTTGGCTGCCGGATGAAGGCCTGGCGCGCAAGGGCGAGCAGGATCGCGTGCCGTATGAGCAGTGGCGCGATGCTGGGTTCCTCTACACCACGCCGGGCGCGGCGATCAGCAAGCGCATGGTGCTGCAACGGCTGTCGGCGCTGTGCCAGTTCTTCGATGTGGTGGCGGTCGCCTATGACCGCTGGCGGATCGAGGACTTGAAGTCGATGGCTGCCGATGACGGCATCACCTTGCCGCCGATGGTGCCGTTCGGCCAGGGCTACAAGGACATGTCGCCGGCGGTGGAGCGCTTCGAGGAGCTGCTGCTCAACGGCGAGATCGTCCACGCCGGGCACCCGGTGATGAACTGGAACGCCAACAACGCGGTGACCACGTCCGACGATGCCAACAACCGCAAGCCTTCCAAGGAAAAAGCCATTGGCCGCATCGACTTGATCGTCGCCGCGATCATGGCCTGCGGCATCTCGGCCAAAGAAGAAACCGACGAGGCGGACACCAGCCTTTCCGACCACATCACTAAACACGGAATCAGGACGCTATGACCGATCCAATTCAATCGCCGCGTCTGAGGTTTTTTCAGCGTGCAATGCCTGACGTTTGCGACATCGTCGCCATCGGCGGGTTCGGCGTGCTTACCAAGGGTCTGTGGATGTGGTTTGGCCAGCCGGTGGCCCTGACCGTCGCCGGCACGCTGCTAATGATCCTTGGCACCTATGCCGCCGTGCGAGGGGGCCGCTGATGCTGCGAAGTCTTTTAGGGCGCAAGAGCGATCCGCTGGTGATCGACACGTCGGAAAAACTGGCCCAGGCGTTAGGGGCCGGCTACGAGACCGCCTCCGGCCAGCGGGTGACCACCGCGAGTGCCCTGCAGCAGACGGTGGTGTTCAACTGCGTGCGGGTGTTGGCCGAGTCGGTGGGCATGCTGCCGTGCCGGCTGTTCAAACAGAACGGGCGCAACCTGCTACCGGCCACCGATCACCGGCTGCATGCGCTGCTGACCATCGCGCCAAATAGTTACATGACCGCCCAGGAGTTTTGGGAGCTGCTGGTGGCCTGCCTGTGCCTGCGCGGCAACTTCTTTGCCTACAAGGTCATGGCCCTGGGCAACGTGGCCGAACTGCTGCCACTCAATCCGGGGATTGTCACGCCCAAGCTCAAAGACGATTGGACGGTCGAGTACAAAGTCGACTTTGCCGACGGCCCTCGCACGCTGACCCAGGATGAAATCTGGCATGTGCGGCTGTTCACCCTCGACGGCCTGAATGGCCTCAATCCGATTGCCTATGCGCGCCAAGCGCTGGGCCTGGGCCAGGCGATGGAGGCGCATGCGTCCAAGTTGTTCACCAACGGTGCGGTGACCTCCGGCGTGCTATCCACCGAGCAGGCCTTGAGCGACGACGCCTTCGCCCGGCTGAAGACGCAGTTCCAGGGCGAGCACATGGGCGTGGCCAACGCCTATAAGCCGATGATCCTGGAGATGGGCCTGGACTGGAAACCGATCAGCCTCAACGCCCAGGACACTCAGTTCATCGAATCGCGGCGGATGACCGAGGCGCAGATCTGCGGCCTGTTCCGCGTGCCACCGCACCTGGTGGCGAACCTGGAAAAGATGACGCTGAGCAACGTCGAAAACATGGGCATGAGTTTCGTCAACTACAGCCTGGTGCCGTACCTGACGCGCATCGAGCACCGGATTCAGGTCGGCCTGCTCAAGCCGTCTGAGCGAATTAGCTATTTCGCGAAGTTCAACGCCGGCGCGCTGATGCGTGGCGACCTCAAGGGCCGCTACGAATCCTACGGCAAGGGCATTCAGTGGGGGATTTTGAGCCCCAAC